TACGTGCCGCCTGTGAAGTAGCCGCTCGCCGACCCAAACTTCTTTTGCTCTTGCCGCAGGACTGAGTTGCCGCCGCGAGTAAAAGTGCGGTTGCTGCTCGACGAGTCCAAAAAGTCAACGCCGCTCTGCGACCCGTTGAAGTGCAACAGGAGCGTGGCCGTCGGCCCAGACGCCACAACCTCGCCAGCGTCTATGGATGCGAAAGAAAACGATTGGATCGCGCTGGCTGCGTCCTTCCAAAACATTTTGCCATCGGCGTAGTTGATCGCGATCTCGCCGTGCTCAAGCGCCGACGGCGTTGCCGACGCGGTGCCGCTGCGGCGAATCTTGACTGTTGTTGGCATGCGTCAGAACGTCCCGCCGTCGATGCTCGTCGCCCACGCGATCGTGTCGGTGGACGCCGTGTACAGGAGAATGCCGTCGGATACACCGCCGCCGTCGAGCGCGGTGAATGCGTCTGCTGCGTTGGCGACCACGACCGACCCTTTCGGCACGGTCGTCAGGTTGGTTCCGCCCTTCGCCACGCCGATGGTCGTGGCGCTCCACACGCCCGTCGTGACCGTGCCAAGCGTGGTGATGGACGACTGGCCCACATACGTAGACGCAATGTCGATGGCGTCCGCTGACACGCTGATACGATCGGCTGTGCCGATGGCGTTGAGCGTGCTGCCCGACTTGGTCATGCCGTCGCCGGCTAGGATTTCTCCCGGCGACGTAAACTTCGAGAACGTCAGGGAGGTCGTGCCGACGGCGATCGACCCGTCCGTAGCCAGCACCCAGCCCGTGTCGCCATTGGTGGAGCCAGACTCCACAAATGTGAACATGCCGGAGGTCACCTTGTCGCTGGTGTCGGCGTCGGAAGCCCTGCTCCACGAGCCGGAGGCGACCACGTAGATGCCGTTCTCGCTGCCGGTCGTGTTGTTCTTGACGAGTACCCTGTCGCCGGCCACCACGCCCACGCCATCGATTGTCTGCTCGCCCGAGAGCGTGATGTTGGCGGTCGTGGCGACGCGCACAGACCCCTTCACGTCGAGGCCGGCCCTCGCCCCATCGACGTACGCCTTGTTGGCTGCGTCGTTCTCCGATGTGGGCGTGGCGAGGTTCGTGATCTTCTGCGAGTTCATCGAGACGCTCGCAGTCGGCAACGCCATCTGGTCGAGACGGTTCTGCCGCACCGCAGTGTGGAAATCTGAGATGTCTGTGCTGGCGATGGCAAGAAGCGTCTTGGCCTGCGAGGCAGTCAAATCCTCCGGGTCGCCGGTGCCAGACGACGCGCGTCCCTTCAGCGTGCCGCTCGCCATGTTGGCGAGTTTGTCGTTGCTGACAGCGTCGCCAGCAATGGTGACGGTGATGGCAGTGGAGCCAGTGCCGGCCGCGTCGCCCGACAGCGTGATCGACGCATTGGTCGTGAGGTAGTTCTGTGCCTTCACGAACGCGGTCGTGGCGACAGCGGTCGAATCCGACGACGTAGCCGGCGTCGTAGCGGTGGCGGATGCGCCGAGTGCCACCGTGTTGCTGAACGTCGCGCCGCCGCTGAACGTGTACGTCCCTGCGGCCGTCTGCGTCAGCCCGCCGGCGAGCCCAAGAAACGCACCCGTCCCGCCGATGGCGATGATGCTGGTCGCCGCCCCGCCCACGCCAGTGCCAGTGCCGTAGTACAAAATGGACGAGGACTCGTTCATTGCCAACTCGGCATTGGCAAGCGTCGTTGGGGCGCCAGCCCCGCCGGATGCGTCGCGCCGTCGAATGCGAATCACGTTTGCCATGACTAGAAATTACCCCCGTCCGTTACGTTCGTTTCCGGATAGTTACGCCACTTGGAATCGCTCCACCGCAGCACGTCGCCATTCTGCGGGAGCGTGACTTGCACGTCCGCCAGCCCGATGGTGATCGTGGTCGCGACATACGGCGTGTTCGACCATCGCTGGCCTATGCCCACCTTGATGCGGCCAGTGTCGGACTCCACCCCCAAGTCATTCTTGGACAGAAACGGGTCCAGCGCCGCCCATTGCGTCGCAGTCTTCTCCCATATGTCTGCGTAGAACTCACGATCGCGCACGCCTACATCCTGTTAGTTAGCGAGAGACGCTTTGTCGCGCTGCACCTGCGCCTGTACCGCATAGAGCAGTCGCGTCTGTTCCTGCATGGCCGCCGCAATCTCCCTCTGCGACGCCGACAACTCGTGCAGAAACTGCTTGTGTGCCTGCACCATCGGCAGCACGAGGTCAACTCGCACGAACCACAGCACGGCTGTCGCCAGCACGAGCCCGAAGCCGTACCGCTCGATCGCCCGGAGCACTACTTCGTACACGGTTTCGCTGCTCACAGGGCCTCCCTCCTCCACGCCGCCATCATCATGCGATGCGAGCCGCGCTCCCACCACCATTCCAGCACGAGACGTATGACTGTTGATAGGACCGTACTCAGCAGGAGCGCCAGCAACACCGAACCGTACTCCTGCCTGCCGCGAATCCGCTTCTCCATCTCCGCCAGCGCATTCGACTCGCCCTCGCTACCCTGTCGGCTGACCAACAACTGCTCGGCCGGCCACTCCTGCACGACGGTGCGCACAATCTGTGCGACCTGCGAGCGCCCCACGAGCGCCGCTCGCACAGGCATGCGTCGGTAGACATGTCGGGCCAGTGTGTCGATCACCACTTCACCTTGTGCGACCAATAGCGGGCGCTGAACTTGTCTGGGTTTGCATCTTGGGCGTTGTGTCTGGCGTAGTAACTGCGCCTTCTCGCTTGCTCGCTCTCGGTGTCTGGGCTTGAGCCTGCTCCCTCGACGCCCTGCTGCCCGAACCGCACGAGTTTCTCCTCGCCACCCTTGCACGCCTTGACGACGTGCGACTTGGTGTCGTGGGAGGGCGTGCGCTGCGGGGAGTTGCACTCCAGTTCCGCCTTGAGCGATCGAATGCGGTCTGACATCACTGCACCATAGGACGCACTTGGCCGTCTTTGCCCCTGCTCCAGCCAGCGGGCACCTTCCCTTCGCGCAGGTGCTTGTCCTCTTTCTCGGTGCGCAAAAACGAATTGGACGAAGGGGCCCCGTCCGCCTTCTTCTTGTCACGGAGTCCCGCCAGAACGCCGCCGCCGTTTTCCATCGGTGCCTTCGGATTCATCGCTGTATCCCCTTCACGCAGTTGGGGCCGGTGCATGTCATGCGCGGCCGGTTCTTTGCACACGGGCACGTCGGCGGGCACGGGCAATGCACGCGCGCCACCTTGTCGCCGGTCCATACCATCCCAGTTCCGCCACAGTCGGCGCAACACTTAGCGGGCGACGGCTGCGGCGCAGGTACATCCTGTCCTGCGGCAAACGCCAGCCATACGGCGACTGCGGACACGGTGATCTTCATTCGAGCACGTCCTTTGCGCCCCAATTGGTGATGCGGCGACGGGGGAAGCCGTCGACATTCGACACCGCCCATGTTCCGCCATGATCGATCATCTTCTGGGCCGCCGCCTGACTCACCCAAAACGACCCCTCAGGCTGTCCGTGAACGCGCGGCCCGCTGATCCACGTATATCCCCAACTGTTTTGCAGTAAGAAGCGACATCCGTTGCTGTGCGTGTCATCTGCTCCAGTCCAGCACATCGCGTGGTGCCACGTTCCCTGCGGCTGGCTCATGCCGTCGTCATTGCGGTAGTGCCGGAAGCCCACGCTTGAGCAGCACACCACGCCGTACCCGTTGGCGAGGGCGTCCCTTGCCTGCTCCCAAGTTTTGATGAGGCTGATCGTGCCGACGCGGTGCTTTGCCGCCACCGACCGCACGCGATCCGGCACGCCAGCGCCTCCCCACCGGATGCCGATCGTGGCGTTGTACTTGGACAGGTCGAGCGCCAGTTCCGGATAGTCTCGGCGCAGCATGCACCCGCCCGATTGGTGCGCCCAGCGCACAATCTGCGAACAGACAGCGCCCTGCCCTGAGTGTCCGCGTGCGCCGTAGAGCGGCTCCGTCGCCGTCCGATCCACCCAGTCCTCTGTGGTGGTGATATCCGGATCGTTCGCACGCGCGATGTCGATGCCGTTGCGAACAGCGTGGGACACACAGTCGCCTGTGGATTGCGCTTCGTCGTACGGCTTGCGCCCGACGGCTTGCTCGAACGCCACGACCGCCTTGAACGGCAGGCTTAGTTTGCCGGCACCAGTCGCGGCCAGCATGTTTCCGAAGAGCGGGCGAGGGAGCGTCGCCAGCAGCCGCTCCGTATCAGCCGGATCGCAGATGGAGCCTACGAACCCTACGTCGTAGAGCCGCACCATCTCTTCGGGTGTGTACAGATTGGACACGCAGCGCCCCCGCTCATTTGATGGCAGCGAACGCCTGCGCCGCTTTGGCCCGCAGTTCCGGCGTTAGCGGGGCATCGACGGAGCCGATCGCCTCCAGCAGGTAGGCGTCCAGCCGGCCCCCCAGCCCGCTGTACTTGCCGACCATGCCCGTGTGGGCGAACGCCATCGCCAGAGCCTGCGCGTGACGATTCCTCAGGTCGAGCGTCGACTTGCAGGCCGGCGCGGCCGACTGTCCGTCGCGCTGAACAATGTCCGCCATCGCTGCGTAGAAGTCGCGTAGGCTTCCGGCATCCTTGCTGTCGAGGCCAGCCAACACGCCAGCCGCTGGGACTGGCGCCGGCACAGGGAGCGGCATCGGGAGTCGCGGGGCCACAAGGCTCCCCACTCCGACCGCCACGCCGGCCACCACGACGGCTACGCGCACCCACGCAGGCATCACTTGCCCCGCTTGGCGGGCTCCTGCGGCGTCACGAGAGCCGTGATGAGGGCGCGGGCAGCGGACGCCACGACGGGCTCGCCTGCCTCGTCAGCGGCAGCAGCCAGCCCGAATAGACGGTTGACCCAGTCGGCCCGGTCCACGCCCGCTGCGGCAGTGACAGGCCGCCAGCGCACCCACGCTGCCGAGAGCATCGGCCAGCAGGCCACGACGGCTGCAATTCCGAAAGCGGCGTACGCGACCATCAGCCGACCTCCGCACTGGAGACGGCCGACACCAGACGCACGACGTAGTCGAGCAACTCCGATCCGGCGGGGCTGTTCAGAACCGCCTCAATCCGCTCCAGCAGGTCGTCGTCAACGGGCGTGTCCGTTTTGGTAGCGACAAACCGCATGAGTTTGAGCGCCACGTCGACTCTCTCTTTGGCCGTTGGAGCGGCGGAGATCAGCGACAGCATCGACAATACTGGGGCCCACTCGACGAGTTGTCGAATCTTTTCCCCGACGGTTGGCATACTTCCGCTCCTTCTGGCGCCCCACCCACTCCACCAGAAGGTTTATGTCCGGCTCGGGCTGGTAGAGCGACAGCATCTGCCGCCGAATCAAGGCCGGACAAAAGCCCAAATCTAGGCACACCGAGTCGAACGTGAACGGGGCGCCGGCGCCCTTAAAGACCCAGCGATAGGCCGCCACCTGCCGACGCAGAACCTCCCGCATCTTGCGGGTGGTGTTGTGCGTCAGCCGCATGCCATGCGCCCTGTGGCGCCGGCAGAACTGCTTGATGTGATAGTGCGTACAGACGAGCGTTTCGGCGCAAAATCTCCTCCAGCCGGTTTCGCAGTCCGCAACTATTCCCTCGTCGTCGTACGGAGGTACGGCGACTTGCGTCATTTGTCTATTGGTGCCTCGTAAAAGCCGGAGCGAAGGGTTCCTTCGTTGAGGTCCGGCCACACCTCAAGCGAATGGATCGCAGCGAGGCACCCCCACGCTGCGTGACCAAGATGGTCTTCCGTACGATCGCCTCCAAGAAACGCATAGATATGGCGAATGGCATGGTTCAGCAGGTCGTGCGCCGGCATGCCTCGTTCCCAGTTGAAATCGCCGTACTTCTCCGCGCCCTCTGCGCACGCAGCCGCTACGGCTCGCAATCCGATCGGACTGATGAGGTCGTACCTCGTCTGCTCTGCGTCCGACGAACGCACCGCTCCCGTCGAGAACCGCACCTTCGCCCCCTCTACCTCTTTCACTGCCTCAACTCCTCGTAACGCTGCTCGAACAGTTCCTTCGCTTCGCTCCATGACAGCGGGTTGATTGGTCCGCACTTCACATCTCCTTCGCAGTTGATACCCCAGTCCACATCCACAGAAATTAGGTCGCGCTTCTCCGCCAGCAGGGCGCGATTGTCGGCGGCATGCACGGCCGCAGGCATCGGCCACTCCAAGCCAAACACAATCGCGATCACGCTTTGCACGCGCTGCTCCAGCGCCTTGTACTCGGGCAGGAGCATCTTGAGCGGGCGCGCCACGTCTCCCAGATACGCCTCGCTGGCATCGTGGAGCAGCCCCCACATGGCGTGCTCGGGCTGCACCATGCGGCTCACCATGACGCTGTGCTGGGCGACGGAGTACGGGTACTTGGTGTGTCCCGTGAAGCGATTGACGAGGGACAGCGCGTGCGCGATGTCCCGGATGTCCACGTCTGCCGTGCGAAAGTCTCGCAGGTCGATGACGCGCCCCGTGTACGACTGCATCATCGACGGCGAAAGCATGGCAATCATTTCCCGTCTCCTAAGAACAGTTCCTCGACCGGCCGCAACTCCGACTGCGGCACAAAGTACGCCTCTCCGTAGCCCCCGTAGTCGCTCACGAACTGCTTGGACTTGGCGTCGGCGCACAGCATCCAGCCATGCACCAGAAACTCCTGCGGGCCGCCGGTCACAAGAACGTAGATGTCGTCGTCCCGGTCGTCGTCGCGAACGATGAGGTCATAGTCGTGCTTCGAGCGCGTGCGTATCTGGATGGTGTTGCCCACATCGCCGCCGCTCTTGAACGTGTTGACGCTGCCCGACCAATAGCGGCCGGTTGCTTTCGCAAACGCACACTCGCCCAGAGCGCCCAGTACGTGCCGGTCCCACATGGAATCCTTTCCACGCATGCGCGACCTGTATCCCGCACGTATGGCTTCGACGTTACGGCTCACGCCCACCTGCGCAGCCGCACTGATCTCGAACCATTCGAGCCGGACGCTTACAGGAGTTCTTTTCGCCATCTGGTCACTACTGCTCCGTAGAGGGCCCAGAATGTTGCGTCGTGTGCTTCGCCTTCGTAGTCCACTTCGAGAGGAGCCGCGTGTCGCATTCCGTGAACCCACTCCTCGATCAGCGTCTCCGCCATTTGCTCCTCGTTTGCGACTGCGCGCACCCATATCGTTGCGTGCTCGCCGTGCCAGATGAACTGGCCGTGCATGCCTGTCATGCGAGACGGGTCGCGCGTGAGAACGCGACACGCGAACGGAAGCGGATAGTTGCGGCGCAGCCATCGTTTGGTGGATTGGTAGATGGACTTGCGTGTCATAGCGCACCGTTCACCTGCGCGGTGAACCTATGGATGTCTTCGAGCGGAAACGTCACCATCCACTGGCCGTCGTTCTTCCGATGCAGGATCACGGGCACGAGTTCGCCGCACTGCTCGCGCGACTTCTCCATCACGGCGTCGAGATTCAGCCGCTGGACGCGCTTGACCTCGATCCACAGGTTCGGCGTGCCCGGACTGATGAGGTCGGACGCACTCTCGGTGCCGCTGTGCTGCTGCGAGCGGCGTGAGTGCGCCTTCGGCAGCAGCCTGTTCCAGTGGTCGCGCGCTTCCAGTTCGCCGACCTTGCCCTTCCGCCTGCTGTTGATTGACATCCTTGTCAACTCCTGCGGGATACCTCGCTTGGCCCGGAACCAGAGAACGCGGTGAGGAATACGTTCAAGGCCGTATCCCAGATGGACTTTGCGGCGGAGCGAGGCAAGGAACGACGGGTCATAGTTGGCGTCGTCGCACTCTCGCTTGGCTGTGAGGCACATGCCTTTGGTGAGGTTGTTCGTTCCTCCGAAGTGCAGGCCCTCATGGCACCAATGGCACAACCGGAGCAGCGCCCTCCTGTCGTGGACCCGCCCTGCGCCTTGTTGCAGGTGGTGGATGTGCAGGCCGTCCCTTGACCAGCACATCGCACAGTACGGGTATTCACGCGCGAAGGACGAAAGTTCTTCATTGCCATCACTCACGCTCGCCTCCATCGGGCAGGCGCACGATCGCGCCTATCACAGCGTCGAACCGCATCAGTTCCTCTTTGGTGCGGAACTCCACCGACCACCGATATACCGGCAGCGGCGTCATTACCTGATCCTCAATGCCGCAATCTGCGATGCGCTGCATGCGCACGGGCTGCTTCCGCACGAGCGCACGAAGGGCGTTGCACAGTTCAGTCGCCGCCTCTCCGCTCTTCAGAAACGCGCTAATCGCTTTCGCTATCATCGTCGTCATCTCCGTCCTCCAGTTCGTCCATCGCCTCTCGCTGCCGCAGCCACTCTGCGGCGAGCCCAAACCACACCGACAGCGTCATCGCATGGTCGGCGTCAAACACGAACACGGGGCCGCTCGTGTCGAGGATCACGGCCGAACGATCCTCGTGGTCGCTGAACCGCAGGTTGTAGTCGTCCTCCTCATTGATGATTGACCGCAGCGTTTCCACGCCTTCGCTCGGCCGGCACACCGCAGCCAGACGCTCCCCGTCATCGTCAGTGTAGCGCAGCATCACTAGGTCGCGGCTCACGTCTAGACCCCATCCCTTCCGAAGACGCCTACGCGCCCCGTCTGCCCAAGCGGGTTAGCCCTCTGCGCCTTATTCCGTTGTCTTCGGACTACGACCGGGACGTAGGGTTTCGCCGATCAACTACGGCTCCGTTGCCCGGATTTCGTGCGCTTTGGACCGACTTGTGCGGACTCGCCGCTCCCGCCATAGGGCGGGCTTTCTTTAGGCTCGACCGAGTTTTTGACGCTGTTCGGTACGAGTAGATAGGCAGCGCGATCCAATTACGTTGGCTTGTCGGCAGTCTGGCGGCGGGTCAGTTCACGACGCACAGCCTGCTTGAACGGTGTCTCCTTGTTCTGCTGGCCCATGACCCACGTCAGATAGCCCTCTGGGATGGATTCCAGCCTCTGGCCCTTGTAGCGTCCGTAGAGCATGCGCCAGCCCCTGCGGCGCTTCTCCATAGGCTCCGAGAACAGGTCGCGGGTCGTGTGGTCGAACGTCACGCCGACGACCAGACGCTTGCGCTTCTCAGTGATCTCGGCCATGCGGGCCTGCAAGTCGGCCAACTCCTGCTCGTCGGCCTTCTTGATCGCCTCTGTGGCGGCCACGCCCGCCATGCCAAGAGACGCCAGCATTCGCTCGCGCCTCGTCAGGTTCTTGCGAGACTTTGCGTCCAGCACGTCGAGGGCCGAGAGCAACTGGTGCGACCGGCTGCTGTCGGTCACGTCGTAGATGTTGAAGTGCGGCTTGCCAGATGCAGCGATGGCGGCAAGGCGCTCGTCCCGAGACATGTCGGGGTCAATGGTGCCCTTGAGCGGGCGCGTGCCACGACCAAGCCGCTGCTCGTAGCGACTCAGGCTGCGAGTCGGAGCGGCCATGTAGATGTTGCGGAGTTCCGGAAAGTCCCAGCCGTAGCCCAGAATGCCGACGTTCACGATGATCTTCGTGTCGCCGGAGACGAACGCCTGCATGTTGGCGAAACGCTCCTCCGGGCTCTGGCTCGAATGGACGAGGCTCGTGCGAACGGCGTATCGCTCGAAGACCTCGCACAGGAGTCGGGCCTGCCTCTTGTTCGACGCATACACGACCGACGGCTGGCCTGCGTACGTCTGTAGGGCCAGGCCCACCACCTCTTGGGCGAAGTGTTCGGCAGTCAGGACCGCAGCCAACTGGGCCTTGTTCCACTGCCCCTCAATCTGCTCACTCTTCGTCAGGTCGAACGACTGCGCCTCAGACAGGAAGCACTTGGGGCCGACGAGATAGCCGTCGTCGATGCCCTGCATCAGCGTGTAGACCACCTGCGGTCGCGGCCAGAAGCGCAGCGCCTTGCCCTTGCCCTTGTAGGGCGTGGCACTGAATCCGACGATCGTCGCGCCTCGCTGCTCGAACCATTGCAGCATCGCCTCGAAGCGTGGCGTCATGCCGACATGGCACTCGTCCACGACCACCAGCGTGATGCGCTCGTAGACGGATGCCGTGAATCGGCTGTTGGACAGCAGGCTGTCGCGCGAGCCGACGATGATGCGGCGGTCGAACCATCCGTCGAACGACGAGGTGGTGCCGGCACGAAACGAGCCCTGCTCGATGTCGCACTCCTCGCCCAGACGGTCCTCCAGACGGTCGCGCGCTTGGCGCATGATCCCGATCTGGGGAACGACGACCAGCGGGTAGCGGGCCAGCCGGCACAGTTCGGCAATGACCTCCGTCTTGCCGCTGCCCACAGGCTGGCACACCGTGATGCGTCGGGCCCCGCCCTTCGCCGCACGGCACACCTCGTACACCGACTTGCGCTGGTAGTCACGCAGCACCGCTCGCAGTTGCTGTCTGGTCATTTGGCCTGCTCCTTCTTTCTGCGGGAGCGTGGACGCTTGGGCTTCTCGACCGGCTGCGGCTCTGGGGCCTCCTCCTTCGGCGGCGAGATCGCGGCGGCGATCATCTGCGACAGGCGGTTAGCCACGCCTTCGAGGATTTCCAGTTCCGACAGCAGAGACGGCAGCACGGTGCTGCAAAACTCGATGGCGTCGGCGTGCCGCAGGATTCCCTGCGCCGCCATGAGCGACACCATCCGGGCGTAGTCGAGTTCTTGCGCGTCCATCGCAACCCTGTCCTTCCTTGTGTTGGTGCCGGATGACGTGACCGGCGTCCGGCGCGCCGCTGGAGGAGAACCTCACGTCTGGTTGGAACGTCACGAGGCGAGCGCTGGCTGTCCCTTCGCTGCCTCTGCCTTTGCCAACTTGGTGGCCTGCTCGCCGCCCACGCGCTTGATCGCCGCAAGCGACTCAAGGCTCAGTTGCTGGACGGCCACGCCACGCTCGGCCTGCTCGATGACGGAGGCGATCTCCTCCGCCGTCTTGCAGGCCCGGACCTTCGACACGAGGGCACGCTCGACACGCTGCGAGTCCGCAGCCTGCGCCTGCTGGTGCGACTTGTTGGCCTGCTCGCCGTCGTCGTCGTCGTCAGCAGCGATGCCGACGATGGCGCACAACGCGATCCGCTTGAGGTACGTCGCCGACTTGGCGAGTTCCTGCGGGGCGAGATTGCCCTTCATCGGCAGGTACGACCGCTCGAACTGCCCCGTCTTGTGACGGACGGTGGTGACCAGATAGATCGTGCCGTCCTCACCGTAGGGGTGGAACGTCTGCACGACAGACAGGCCATTGGCGCTGTACGCCTTGCGAATGCACTCGAAGCACGAGGCGAGGTCGGCGTAGTCCGGAATCGGCTGGCCGTCCTTGCCCTTCTTGGCGAAGTGACTGACCTTGTTGCGGACCACGTTGGTCAACTGGCCGAACGCCAGCGCCATCGCTTCCGACAACTTGTCAACATCGCCGCTCGTCGCGCTCCATACCGACATGTCGATCACCCGATTCATTGCATCCTCCCTAGAACGTGTGGCGGAAACGGAAGTTCATGCACCTCGCCGTGACTGTCGCGCAGCCACCAGTCGAGGTCTTCGCGGACACGCAACTCAGCGAGCGCGTTGTCCATGAGCCGCTGCCCTTCGGCCACAACAACGGCGGGCAGCGTCACGACCTGACAGTCGTGCGTGGGGCTCGTGGAGACGACGATGAACCGCAGGGGGGCGGCTTCCATGCCGCACGCCTCCATCCCCCTGCGATACCAAGCATCCTGCAAGTGGTACTTGAACTTGAGGACACTGCTCCAAAACGACGCTGCGATGTCCTCTTCGCTCGTCGTCTTGAGATCGATCCAGTGCGTCGGCGTGCCGGCGTCATAGCGGCACTTGAGGAAGTGTCCATCGTGCGACACCCAGCGGACGGACACCTCGTGCGCCGTGACCTGCTCCAGTTCCTCGACGGCCGCCGGATTGCCCAGCACGGCGTTGACGGCGGCCAAAATCTGCGACCGCTGCTTCGGGGAAACCAGCGTCGAGCCTTCCGGAACGTGGTCTTTGGCCCACGTCTGGGCCTTTTTGCCCACCAATCCGGTGTCTGTTAGCATCTCTGGTGGAGGGGCCACCAGCGTTTCTAGGAATGTGTCGCCCAGTTCCATCCACGAGTGCAGCAACGTGCCCAGTTCCATGGCGCTGCTGGTGAACGGCGGAAGGGACTTGGCGATGTACCGCTGGTGGTACAGGAGCGGTGAGTCAAGGAGCGTTTTGACTCGACTGCACGACCTATACGCCTCGTCGGCGTGGTAGTCCGCATTGGACTCGCCATGCCGAATATCGGCGGTGGCATTTTTTTGGGGGCTCTGGTCGGCCTCTACATGGTGCTCGTCCGCGCCGGAGCGTGAAAATGCGCCGGTCGTATCGAGTGTCTGGGGGGGATGAATCTTCTGGCGGGGCTCCCCCAAAATGCCACTCATTGGAGTGGAGTTTTTGGACATGCAATCACTGGATTCCATAGCGAGCAAGTACCTCTCGGAGAGGGTTGTGACTCGCGGCTACGCCGGCCGCGTTCGGTTTGTCGCGCGTGGGTGCAGGAGGCTCACCGTCGAGTCCTGCAACGCCTTCTTGCGCAAGCGAATCGAAGAAGTGTCCTCCATGACAGCGGCGCCGGAACGAGCGATCGTGATGACGCTCTGGCGCTGGGCATTCGATAGGGCGCTAGTTGACTCCATGCCTCGCGGACTTGTCAAGGTCCGGCGCGCTCCGCCTCCTGTGCGGGCATGGACTCTAGCGCAATGCACAGAGGCCGTCAAATTGACGCGCGCATGGGGCGCCAAGACGACGCGCAATGGCGCGCCAAAAGCGCTGTTCCTGAAGTGCTGGCTGCTGCTGGGATACGAGACAGGTGCGCGCCAGTCGGACCTGTGGTCGCTGCAAGCAAAGCACTTCCACAACGGCGCTGTGCAGTGGACGCAGCACAAGACGGGACAGCCTCACGTTCGCGCCCTGTCGCAGGCGTGCCAAGACGTAGTGGACGAGATGTTGCGCCTATCTCCTAACGGCACGGTGTTGGGCTGGGCAATGCTGCCAAGTGGGGCAAGGCGAGTGATGAAGAGGCACCTCAAGTTGTGCGGACTCAGCGGCAGCAGCAAATGGCTGCGGCGCTCCGGAGCCACGCACATCGAGATGGCGCAGCCCGGAAAGGGACGCATCCATCTGGGCCACAAAACGGTGGGCCTCGCCGAAAGGAACTACATCGACTGGGCGCAGGTGCGGCGCGACATGCCGCAGGCCCCGTGCCTAGTCGGAAACTGACGGCGTGGTGACGACGTGCGCCGTCGCCTGCTTGCGCAGGTCGCGTCGCTGCTTGTTGAGTTGACGCGCTACGGCAAGCCGGCGGATCGCGTACTCAGGCACGTTGAGCAGTTCGTCTTCGGGGATGTAGGTCTGGCTGAACTCGCGCGTGTAGGGCGAGATCGAGTCGTTGATGTTGCGTTCGGCGTCGGCCAGCACGTCCTCCTGCGCCACGTCGCGCAGTTTGACGCCAGTGAACGTGTTGACGCCGGAGTTGAGCAGCCGGCTTGACAGCGGCCTGTCTCCGCGCGTGTCAGTCAACTGACGCATAAGGCTCAAGGGCCGCGCCACGAACGGTGCGTTCTCGACGTAACGCATGACGGACGGCGCACGGGCCGTCCGGTCGCCGGTCACGTTGCGAAGCAGCACGTCGGACGCAGTGGGCGCTTCACGTAAAGGCCGCCGGCTGAACAGGTCTTCGTCAAACACCAACTCCGCAGTGTTGCGTATAAACGGATGCGTCTGCATACCCAACTGGCGCATCGTTCCCGAGACACTGCCACCCACCGTGTCCTGCACGTCCAGTAAGTTGATCTGGTCGAAGCCCGGAAAGTCGATGTCGGTGAGATACTTCTGCGTCTGCTCCGACGGCTTGCCACCGAGAAACTCCGGCAGCGGAAACGCGAACTGCGTACGCAACCCACTGGGCACGTACGTGTCTTCGTTCCCTTCGCTTTGCAGTGCCTCTGTCCCACGAATCAGTTGGCCGTAGCGACCGCCCGGACGCTCCACCAACTGCTGGAGGATCGTGCGGAACATGCGGCTCTGAAAGGAATACCAAGGGAAGATGGACTTGAGCACGTTCTTCTCGAACGGCGTGAGCGTGCTGTAGTCAACCTGCACGGCTTTGATCGCTTTGCCGGCCGCCTCTGGGTCCATGCCCTTCTTCATCAGCGCCAAGAAGCCGCTGATGCGATTGATGCCATCCGTCAGCGAGTTCATCTGATCGCCGGCGCGAAGCAGCGGATTGGCCGTCTCGTTGAGCGGCTTGAGGCGAGAGCGCCACGTCATAAAGTCGCGGCCGAACTCACTCCACGTCCTGTCCTGCGGCGCGAACTCAGCCGCCATTGTGGAGAGGTTGACAGGTCGCGCTCCCGGAAGACGGTCCAGTGCGCGCTCGCCAACGGAGGCTCCGGCGATGTCCGAGATCACGCCACCAGAGATGAGTTCGGTGCTTGCCAAGTCGGCGTAGAACTGCGCCACGCCGTCGTCCGTGTTGTATCGCGGGATTTGGCGAAGGGCACTCAGGAAGCCCTCGTCTTGCGGGCCGTACCGCATGAGCCGCGAGGCCGCCAGCACCGCGCCGCCGTCCGACGCGCCGGCCATCCAGTTCTGCACGGCACCGCTATATAGGTCGCGCACTGCCCGTGCGGGCCACGCAAGGATCGAGCCGCGCCATGCAGCGGTGTAGTGGTCGAGGAGCCGTAGCAGCGAGCCGGATGCCTCGTCCGTCGAGAACGCTTCTGCGCCCCGCTGCAATCGCTCGACGTGTTCGCGTGGCACGGAGAACTGCGACAGTTCGATGTCGTCTGGCTTCACGCCCATCATGGCGGCCAGTCGTTCGCGCATCTGCTGGCGCGCACCAAACTCAGGCACGTCGGAGCGCGTCACGCGCCGTCCCTTGTCAGTGACGACCTCGAAGGCGTCGTTGAGCGTGTCTTCGTAGTGCGTTTGCAGGTTGAGTTTGTCGAGCGCTTCGGACAACGAGATGTGCTGGCCGCCGGCTACGCGATTGCGCGTGGTGCCAACCGCCATCGACGCCAGCGAGTCGTATAGCACGCCCGTCTGGCCGATGCGATTGGCACGCCTCTCGACGTAGTCGCCGATCAACTGCGTGGGGTGCTGGCCGAACAGCGGCGCTTTCTTGACGACCTCGTCCGGCAGTCGACTGAGGATGGCCGCCAAGTCGCGAGCCTGCTCGAACGCGACCTTAGGTTGGTCTGGTCCGACGAGTCGGTTGACCTGCGCCAAGATGTACCGCGCAGCCTCTTGGTCGGTCTTGGCCTTGCGTGCCTTGCCAGCAATGAACGGGTCTTGCGACAGCCGCATGATCGTGTCGCGCCCGCCCGGTAACTGCATCGTGGCGCCGCGCGCCATCATGTCTCCGGCGAAGCGATCCATGCCCAGTGCGGGGTCGGCGTAGCGCGGCAGGTACTCGTTGCCGTAGAGGTCGGCATCCATGCCTCGCTTGAGGCCCACGTTCATGGACTCGCGGTTGTAGACATCGCGCGCCACCTTCCACCAGTCGCCGTACTCTTGCAGTTGCGGTCGAGAGGCGAAGTACGCCGCGTCTTCGGGCGTCGCCTGCCCTTCGAGGTATCGCCCCAGCCGCTGGTTGCCTTCCTGAGAGAAGACTTCTGGTTGCGCCTGCTGGAGTTTTGCCAACTGGAAGGCGTGTTCTCCGGCTGCGGTCGTTCGCAGTTTCCGGCCGGCCTCGAACTTGGCAGCGTTCACGATCTGCTGCTCGGGGTCGATCGCCTGCCCGACGCGATTGTCGAACGCCGACGCAGCCCACCGTCCGGGCCCACTCCAGCGCACCGCCTGCCCGACGGTGTCCAGTACATCGGCGTACTTGTCGCCAAACTCCTTGCCTAGCAGGTCGCCAACAGCCAGCGGCTCGCCAAGCGGAGCGCCTATGCCAAACGACTTGGACAGGGTGTCTCCACGAGCGGCGTCGAAGTCTGCCCCCAGAAAGTCCCTAGCCTTCTTCTCAGCCGCGATAGGGTCGTCGGCGTACTGGATCATGTCGTCCAGCGTCACGTTCCTACGGGCCGTTCTGGGGCCGTACAGGGGCCTTCCGACGGTGGACGGGTCGGATGGCGACAGGGTGCGCCCAGTGGCCTCCAATTGCGCCCTAGTGCGTTTGGCGACGTTGGGCAGCGTCACGTTGTCCAGACCAGCATCCAGCGCCTTGCGCGTGGCGACGGTGGCAGCGTTATCCAGCGACCCCATTGCTTTGGCCGCCAAGCCCGCTTTGGTGTAAGACGCAGCCGGCCCGAGAAGGTACGTGCTAGGGGAGGTGAGCGCGTCCGTCACCAATCCCAGACCCCAGCCGCCCCATCCGGGATCGTCACCGATGATGCCTGCGGAGCGCAGCAAGTCCCATCCATCGACTCGCTCGCCCGGACGACCAACCAGCGCGCCGCGAATGTAGTCGTCTGGCGCAGACAGCGCACTGCCCAAGCGAGACAGCGTGCCGCCAGCGACGGAACCAATCTGCTCTAGGACAGACTGCTGCTCAAGCGGAGAGACTGGCACTGCCGCAGCCGCTTCTGCGGCCGGCCGCCTAATGCGCAGAAGTGGCGAGCGATCAAGCAGTGCCATTGGCTACTCGGGCTTCGCTCCAAAAAACACACCGCCCAAGAAGTTGTTGACCCCTGACCACATGTCCGCAGCGCCCTGCCTGACCGCTTGACCTTGTTCGCGGGCAGTCTGACCATTCATCTCTGCCCACATTGCGTCCCGCTCCTCAGGAGTCACGCCCGCCGCAGCCGCCAAAGAGTTGAACATTGGGCGGTTTTGCGAGAAGCGAGCGAACACGCGGCGTGCCGCGACTGGGTCTTGGGCCGCCTTTGCGTCGCTCAACTCCTGCTGCGCCACAATCACAGCCGCTTCAGCCGCCACCTCCGCCGGAGAATTGGGCTGCTTTGCCTCCGTCCTGCGCTGCGTTACAAACGTTTCCGCCATCTGCTGGCGTACTGCCGGATCGGTTTCGTTGGCTAGGCGGATCATAAAGTCTTTTGCGGCCCCAGCGGCACCGGCCGCCTCACGATCAGCCGCCTCTTTCTTCGCACGGCGCCCTGCATCCGCTTCGACCGCTTCGGCCTGCGCCTGCATCTGCTGTGCCGCCAACTGCGCGTACACCGCAGCCGTTCTCGGATCGCCGGCAATCTGCGACATTGCCGCCATGCCTTCTGGATTGTTCTCGGCCACCTGACGCATCAGACCGCGAACCAACATGCCCTGACGGATAGCAGGGTTGTTCAAGTCCCGCGTCATGTTGAACGAGGCGGCTCGATCGCGAGCGTTGTTCTGGCGATCTCCCGCAGCCAGCGCGCCAAACTCCCTGTTGATCGCGCGCAAGGCGTTCATGTCGCCTGCCTCGCCAGCAGCAATGACGGATTTGGCGTCAAATCCGGGCATGCGATCTTTGCCATAGCGCTCCACCAACGTGCGCGCAAAGCGCTGGGCGTTGCGGAGGTTGTCCTGCTCGCGCGTCGCTTCGTTAGGCGTGTAGCGGAAGCCGCCCATGCCGGTAGGGACTATGTCTGATGACTGCACCTGAGTCTGATGCCGACGATGGGCCTCAATCGTGTGTTTAGCCAACAAATCCAAGTCATCTCCGTACTCCGCTGCATCGATGCCGTACTCGGGCGCGAGCGCGATGATTTCGTTGAGCGTGAGTTCTTCGGGCTTGGTGTCGATGGTCGCCGCGATTGCTGGCGCATCTCGTCGTGGCGCGCGCATGCCGTACGAGCCGGCCGACGTGGCCGCAAACGAACCGCCAAACGGCGTGGTCCGCACGGATGGGTCGTAAACGTTGCGGCCCTGCATGCGCGTTTGGTCAGGCGAGTAATGAGCAGCAGGTCGCCCTTCCGGAAGCGGCCTGCCAGATGCGCGCACGCCCTTCGCCACGCCAGTCATCTGGCCGGGCTCAAGCGTCGGATCGCGGCCGATCTGGTTCTGCGTTTCGGCCGTTGCAGACTGCCGCATCACGGCAGCGCGCTCGTCAGGGGCGTAGTCGGCGAAGTTCTCTGACAGCCAGTCATCAAACGTCATGTTTTCGGCGTGCCCGCCGCCCTCGTACTTGGCGCGGAGGCCGCCAGAAATCTCTGGCGGGAGCGTGGCAAGGGTCTGTGCGGTCGTGACTTGCTCCTCTCCGGGAAGGGGCTGGCCTTCGACAAGCGTTGGTCGCGGCTCAAAGCCCTCGTCCGGCCCGAACGGTCGGCGATCGGAAAGTCGCACGGGGCCCTTAGGCTCTGACTTCCTGCGCGTCGGCTTGGGAATGAAGGGCTGGGCCTGCTCGGCGGCCTGACCGACCACGCGCTCCGCCACCTCCCGCGCTCGCCCTGCGGCAGTGCGTGCGCCAGAGACAATGGCCTGTGCCTCTTTCTGCTTTTCGGCCAACTGTGCGCGGCGCTCTTGGTATCCCCTTTCGTTGCCGACGACACCGCTCACGGCCTGTTGCGCTGCTTCGACGAACACCGACGGATCGCGCCACGCCCTTGCGGCCTCGTCCTCGAACGGGCGGCGGACAGCGTCGCCCTCGTCCATGCGTACGCGGCCATCGGCCGGCTGCGTGCCAGTGAGTCGTGCAATCAAGTCGCGGATAGCCATGTGAGCCCTCAGTCAGCCAGCGGAGCGTACGAGCCGGGAATGCCATAGGTGGCAGGGAGTGACCTGCGGCCGAGTCTGTTGAGCAGTCTGGATATTTCGGCTTCTTCGGAGGCGCCGTCACCGCCCCGTGCCGCTGGGGCAATCGGGCGCGCGGCACCATCACCGCCGACCCCGCCCGCAGGAGCGCCAACGAAACGCTCAAAGACATCTTGTCCGCTGGCATCGCCCTGTTCGGCAAGGCGCTGCTGCTCGCCGGCTCGACGCGCCCCACTAAGCAGGTATGCCCCGCCAGCGAGGCCCGCGCCAATCGCCAATCGGCCCTTGTTCCTTGACAGAATGTTGCCCTTCTTCGGCGTCTTCGCGCCATCGTCTGGCGTGGCCCCGTCTTCACCATCTGGCGGCGCCGAACCATCCTTTGGCGGCTCGGGCGGCGCGCCATCGGCGGCATCTGCCGGACCCTCTTCGGCCAGTTTCCTTGCACGCGCGGCGGCATCCGGATCAGCCGCAGTCGAGCGCCGCCGCGAACCCTTGCCGCGCGCGGGCGTCGCTGCCGCTTCTTCAGTCGCGGCCTCCGCGCCATCAGCCGCCGCTTCCGGTGCGGGCTCCTTGTTCGCCGGAGCGTTCTTCTTCCCACGACCCTTCCGCTTTGGCGTGGCGGGCTGCTCCGCCGCAGTCTCGCCGCCCAGTTCCGTAGCCGACGCTTCGAGCGCCTGCGCCTCAGGGGTTGGGGCGTCCTCAGGAACTGCGACCTGCGCAGTCTTACGCCACTCCTCAAACGGCGGCTTGTCGCCTTCGATGCTGTCGTACACCCTCCGCAGGGTGAGGTTTGTGACTTCGGCTGCGGTCGGTACGCCGCTCGTGGGGAAGGTATTGCTAGCGGCTTCTGTCGCCTGCGGCTGCGCCGTCGGCTCAAGCACGACAGCGTCATCACCTTCGCGCAGCGTCATCGGGCGAGAGCCGCTGCGGTTGCCGTACATCATTTCGATGCCGTCAGCAACCATTGCTCGCTCTACTTGATACCCTGCCGAGTCTGTTCTGTCAGACCACTGCGGGTCACGCTGCAACAGAAAATCGGCTGCTGCGTCCGCAGAGCCAAACGTCGCGATCGGGTCTACTACTTGGCCGCGCTTGGTGCGCCACAGAAAGTCGGTTGCTCCGAGACGGCGAGACAACGACGATCCTCCGCCAAGTCGCCCGCGCTTGAGGTCGCTGCGGAACCGCGCCTCCTCAAGAATGTCCGTGATGCCCTGCATCGGGCTGTAGTCAACGAGCGCGTCGTCTCCGGTCACGTCGCTTGAGCGCGCCAGCGTTTCGCCAGTGCGCAGATTGGATTGGCTACCGGCGTTCCGAATGGCCTCCGTGATGGTTTGCGAACTGGATCGCTGATCGCGAATCAACCTAGCGTCAGATCGTGGGGAAGCGCCCGGCGGCAGTTTGCGAGTGCCCGTGCGAGGCATTTGCAGGCGCTCTAGCATCTGTTGCAGTTCCTGAACCTGCCCGAACTCGCGAGGGAAACGGGCCTCCATGTCTGCTGCGGATAGCGGCTGCTCGGCTGCATCTGGGAGGGCGCCGGACTTGCGCGACCCAGCAATAGCGGAATTGAGTTCCGAGCGCGCCGCGTCGATACGCTCCCGCAGCGCCGCTATCCGATTGTGATACGTCGCCATCTGGCGATCGAGTGAGCCGGTGGTCGCCGCTGCCGTGCGATAGCCATACGCCTTGTCAAGGTCGGCGTAGGCGGCGCGCAGGGCAGCAATCTGCTCCGGAAACAACCCAGCCTTGTCCATGTCTTCGAGCGACATGGGGCCAACGCCCGCTTCAGCGCGCGCGGCGTCCAGAGCCTCGTGCGCCGATGTGACGGCATCTTCGAGAGCGCGGGCGCCTTCCAGACGCTCCACGTCGGCTGTGTCCAGCGGGCGTTCGCTGCGCGGCCGCTTCTCCACGCGGCCCTCTGCGTCACCAGCCAGCGCCGGAGGAAGCGGCTGATCTTCGCCCAGCCCAGCAATCTCCCTGCGCGCTTCGATGCTGCGCAACTGTGGAGGCAGACTAATCGGTGCGAGGGCGCGCGCTTCCTCGAACGCTGCGTCGGCGGCGCGAGCGTCATCTAATGCTCCCGGAAGCGCTTGCTCCGGAAGATTGTCTGGCCTGCCGGCGTCGATCGCACGCGAGTCCGGTGCGGCCACAGTTGGCTGCGATCGCGTGACGATTTTCGTGCGGGCCGTGTCGAGCGCCGACACCACGTCGGGGTCGGAGCCAATGACCGCTCGTCGCAGCGTGTCGAACGCGAGCCGCTGGTCGTTGAACGACCGTACGGCTTCACGGCCGTCTCCGTATCCCGCCATTTCCTGCGGGTCCGCAAAACGCTCTTGCAGAAGTTTCCGTGCGGCGGACTCTGCTTCCGCGTCGCCGGAACGACGGGCGGCTTCTAACTCTTCCATCAGCGACTGCACGTCGTTCACTGGCTCGATTGCAGCGCTCAGTGCATTGGGCGAGATTGATGGCCCGTCCACTTCTGTGGTTTCGAGCATGCGGCTAATCATCGGACGCACCTGCTCCGGCAGCGACCGAAGAATGGCGACGCGCTGATCGGCCGGTGCGGCGTTGAATTGAGCCGCCAGAGCGCCCCAGTCTCCCTGCGGAATGGCCGCCTCGCGCGCAGCAAGCAGTGAGTTGGCGGCTGCTACGGCCTCTGCTGTGCCTTCCGCCTGACGCGCAGGAGCCGGCGTCGCAAGCGCACGATTGCGATTGATCTTGTCGGTCGCCATTGCGCTCGGGTCACGCCGCACGCGCTCCGCCATCTGCGCAAGCGTGTCGAGTCGCCGCTGGGCTTCCGCAGCCGCTTCCGCCCGCACCGCATCGGACGCCTGCGGAGATACGTAGCGGCTTAGTTCGCTGCGACTGAGGAGGTTTTGGAGGTCTTCTGGCGACAACTTGCTTACAGCGGCCTGCAACTGTCGCAGGCCCGCCACGCCCTCCAGACGCGACACATCGGAGTCCATCGTCGCCTGTCGAATGCGACTGGCGAGCAGGCCGATCTTGTCTTCTCTGGCTCGGTTCGGCCGAAGGCCCGTAGCGGGATCGCCTAAATCAATCGCAGAATTGTCGAGGTCGGACTGGCCCTCGAAGATGGAGGCAACCTGTGGGTTGTCTGACACGTCGCCGATGACGCGGCCGTCTTGGTCGGTGATTCGGCCGTCAGCGCGAATCCAGACTCGATCGCCGTCGACTTCCGCCATGCGGATAGCGACGCCGTCTTCGGCTACAGGGACGTACTTGCCGTCCGGGCCCTTCTCTTCGGAAAACGGAAACACTTCGCCGTCCGTGACCTGACGCACAACGGGCGGGGCAGCGTCTTCAGCGACGGTGCCAGCCATGTCGGCACGCCGCAGGAGCGCGCGCTCGGAAGCAGTGAGGCTATCCTCGCCGAAACTCTCGATCTTCGCCAGAATCGCATCGACCTGCGAACGCATCACGGGCGGCACTGCTGGCGCAGGCGGGGCAACGCGAGGACGCGGCGCTGGCGCAGGGGCACCGGCGGCAGCGCGTGCGTCGTTGACCTGCTGAATCAGATTGCGGGCGCTGCTTGTGCCAAACCGTCCCATGTGTCTTCCTTGACTGGTGCGTGGTCACTCTTTTGGCGACGGCTTCTTGGCTTTCTTCTTGTCGGCCTTCTCCGGAGCGATCATCTCTTCGACGGACGAGTCCTCCTCGTCGTCTTCCTGCTCTTCTTCCGACGAGCCGCCGGTCTTCATCTCGTCGTGCAGCATGGCGAGTTGATCGCGCTCGTCGTCCGCCTTGTCGTCCTCTTCCTCGTCGCGTGGCTGGTCGCGCTTCGCCATAGCGGCGCGCAGCATCTTGCGGAGCACCTTCGGGGGAAGGTCGTCAAAGTCGATCTCGATGCCGTCCATGCGTCACCTATGAGAAGAGGTTCTGGAACAGTGCTTGGTAGAGGGGGCCGTAGTCCAACTGCGCTCCCGATGTCAGCGAGAACTGGCCGCGCCGCATCGCCTCGCGCAGGTTCTGTTGCCAGCCGGTCTTGGCGATCTTTTCCTGCTCGACGTTGCTGCGGAGTTGCTCCAGCAGGCCCGTGTTCTGCAACTGCTCGTTGCGCATTGCGTTGTCAAACGCAGAGCGCGCATTCGCATTGGCTGCGGCGGCACCCATCTCCGTCTGGGCGGCGCCAGAGCGAGCCGTCACGTCGGCCGTCGCCTCTGCCATATCCGCCACGCGCTGCTGCCCAGCGCCACGAGACACACCAGCACGGTCGCCGGCTGCGAGCGCTGCCCTGCCAGAGCCGGCGGCGGCGGCCAACTGGTTGTTGACCATGTCCTGCACGGCACCGTCGGGAATCATCGTCGGCGCCGGAGCCAGCGAAGGGACGCTCATCGGCTTGGCGGCCGGCTGCGGCGCAAGTGGCGGCTTCATTGCCCCGAGATTGGGGCGCAGGCTCATGTCAGCGCCGATCGCCATCAGAACATCCTCGTTACGGCGTTGAGGAGCATCTGCTGGAACTGCGTCTGCTGGCGCTGCTGCTGCGCTGCGGCGTCATAGGAGAATCCGATGTCCTGCGTGAGCCCGCGATTGCGCATGTCGCCGCGAGCAATGAACTCACGCGACATGTTGCTGGCTTGCTTGGTCTGGTTCTGGTTGGCGAGCATGCGCTGCTGGCTGTCTTGCTGCATCTGCTCGACCGCCATCTTCTGGTTCTGCTGCGCACGGTCCATGTTGAGGCCGGCGGCGCCGGCCATAGCCTGACCGTGAGCAGCCGCACCTGCGTCGCCCTTGCGACTCAGGCCAGCGAGCAGGCGATTCGATGGGTTGAAGCCAACGGCAGTCGGGTACATCACCAGTTCCGAACGGTGGTGGCGGCGGCGGCTCCGGGCATCGCGCGAGAAAGCAGGCCAGAGAGCACGTTGTATTTCTGCCGCTCGTTCTCCTGCTGCCCCATCGTCTCTTGGCTGCGGCGCATCTGCTCGGCGGCTTGCAGGTTGCGCTCGTGCGCGGCCTGCCACTGGGACTGGCGCTGCGCCTCCATCATGTTGGCCTGCGCCAACTTGTTTTGCTCCTCTACCAGTTTGGTTTCGTGCTCGGCGAGTTGCTGCCGCGTCTTGTCAACGGCGGCGGGCGAGGCTCCGAGAAATCCGTTGCCGCTAAACGTCATCCTGCCGGCGGCGTCGTAGCCGGCGCCGACGCTGCCGGCAAAGTCATTGCGCGTCTTGAGCGCGTTGTGGTAATCCATCCAGTTGCTCATACCTTCTCCTGATCTTCGCGCTTCTTGGTGGACATGGAGTACGGAGGCGGGTCTTCACTTTCCGCGACCTGCGGGCCGTCGATGTCCATGCTGGTGCTGCGTGAACGACTGCGGATTCGCGACAGCGGGAACTGGCCGGACTCGTACGCGGCGATGGCGTCCATGAGCCCGCGAATGCGCGAGCCGGCTGAGAGCGAGCCGGCGAGGTCGCCCTTGTAGAGGGCCGCCTGTTTCTGCGAGTCGAGGGCAGACGCCTCGTCCCGCTTGCGCAGGAGGTCGTCCATGCCGTCGTATTCGTACGTGTCAGACGCCGACGACGACGCGGAGGCGGATGGCGCTTTGTAGGACTTGGATGACATAAACCCCTCAAGGGGATTTATGTCCCGGCTAACCCGCGCTCGCGGCGGCCTTTCTGGCTCGCCGGATCGCCATCTTGACGATTTGCTCGCCGGCCAACCGCACGAACGGCAGGCCGCGCCGCTTCGCCTCCTCGCCAAGCCACGTCACGATCTCCGGCATGCGCTTTTCGCACTCGTCTGGACCCCACTCGTCCATCTGCTTGGCCCGTGCGTTGCACGAGCAGTTCGGCGAGGCAGTGATCCCGATAAGCGCAAGCAGCCCCTTGAGGTGCGTTCCCGGACCGTGAGGCACCGCCGGCTCCGGAGGTGCGGACGGCACGCCAAACGACTTGGGCTCCAGCACGTCGCCGTACTTTTCCCGCAACCGGCGGTAGTTGGCAGTGCTGATCTCGAAGAACTTGGTGGCGCCAGACGCATCGGTCGTCTGCTGGGACGCCTCCATGAGGTCGCGCAGGAACTCAGGAGGCTGCGAAACGGCAGCGGCTACAACCAATTCGTGCGGCAGTCGGACGGTGTTGCTCATGCCATGCCCTTGCTGCGTGGTGCTGGATGGGCCGACGATCGGCACAGCCTCACTGTAGGTCGCGGAAGCAGAAGTCGATACGCCCTCGCCCAATCCGTACTGGACGCGCAGGCGCTCGTAGTCGTCGTCAGAAACCGTGACGTGCGTTGGCGACACGGCGGTGGCGGCGTCGAGGACGGCCTCCGCGTATCCGGGTTTTCGCGAGCCGGCGGCGCGCCACAGTTTTGCGATAGATATTGGACGAGTCATGGAGGTGAGTCGCAATTGTCCGGCTGACACTGACCGTCACAGCAGTAGTAGTACTTTGTTGAGCCACCACCCCCCAGCGCTGGCGCGTAGAGTGTTCCCGCCAAGCCAGAGCCGTCATTGGGCCACACACAACGCAGTGCCGAGATATTGGTTAGCGTCGCTTGTGCCGCTGCTACGGCTGCTGCCAGCGCGCCTCCGTAGCACTGAGATGCTACGTGCGGACTAGAAATCGCCCTCCGCTCGCCACCAAAGTAGTACTCAGTCCATCCCGCCGGAAGTAAGCATACTGGTTCGTTGTGGGCCACCCAAGAAACTACCGCGTAAATCTCGCACGGACAGGCGAGGTCAACTACGCCCGGCGCGTTGCATTCGGGGGCGCACTCCCCGCACGACCCTTCACTGCAACACTTACCCTCTGGGCAGCCTTCGTCGTCGTCGCACTCGCACGCAACGCATTCGCCGTCCTTGCAGCACTGGTTGAGTTCTTCGCAGGGCGCGCAGCGCGGGGCGCACTTAGGGCCGACTGGCTTGGTGCAGTCCGCCTCGCACGTCGGAGGGCCCACGCACTGGCCGGTGTCCGTGCAGCACTTCTCGTCGGAGCAGCACGAGAAGCCTTGTTCTTCTGCAAACGGGTTATTGGTCCCGCAGCAATTGAACCCCGCAGGGCAGTCGTTGGAGCCAGTTAGCGGGCAGCACATTCCGGGCCGGCATGTGATGCCGGCGTTCGGGGGCGTGATGCCGCCTAGCGCTGCGCACACTTCGGGCGGCACGCTCGCTCGACATCCGCCTCCGGGAAGACAGCATGCCGGATAATCGAAAATTTCGCAGTCTTCGTTGGGCGGTGGCAGATAGCACTTGTTTATTTTCCAGTCGCAGCAGCACGGGTCAGGGCACGACTCCGCGTATCCCGTGCCGCACTTCGAGTGAACGCAGCACGCCCCCTCTGGCTCACACGGGAACGGCGTGCATGTAAAGATGCCGCCCTTTGCCTTGCATTCTTTTTCGCAAAGGATTTCGCATGTGAATGGCGCCTCTGGATTGCCGTACACCGGCACGCAGCACTGCGATGGCCCGGAGCAAGTCGCGTCGCAGTCACTCGCAAGTTTGTTCTTGTCCGGCATGTTGGGGCACGCCACATCCCAGCACACTCGCGGCGTCCCGCAGTTTGTGTCGTATAGAAGGCGGATGCTGAAATACGTTACGCCACGAGGCTTGCGCCATATGATGCGGCCAGACTTGATCTCGTTGCACCCGCCGCTGGGGCAACGCTTGCATTCGCACGGAACTGCTTGGCACGTACCAACACAGCAATAGGGCTTTGCGGGGTCGGCCTCTTTGCACTTCTCGTCGCGAGACTTTTCGCCTTTTACTGGGCACTTCAAACAATCGCCGCACTCCGGCTTCACGCATCTCCAGCCGGTGTCGCGATGCACTACGCTCGTGGCGACGGTGCGACACTCGCGATCGAGCATGGGCCCGCGCAGCAAAAACCGGAACAGCCCATACCCTTGCGCCGTGTACAACATGTTCACTGTGGCGGCGGCGGGCTGGATGGCGTAGTGGTAGTCCGTCCATCGCACCGTCCCCCGTCCGCCAAACGTCTGGCCGACCTGCCTCAGTCCGCAATCGGGAGTCTGTTCGTCTCGGCACGCGCGCAGGCACTGATACTTGAAAGGGTACGTGCCGCCACGCACGTACCGGCAGTCCCCGTCGCCGCACAAATTGCGACTACACGACCACCCAAACCCCGCTCGTGGCGGCTGGTCGACGCACAGAAGCGGGTCCGCTTCGCACTCCTCAAACGGCACGCACGCGCAGTTGAGGCCGGACCCATCTCGGTCCACGCATATCGTGTCGTCAGGGCACGGCACGCAACGAGTGCCGCCGTTGGGGTCGCCGACGCACTGCATGCAGCAGCCGCAGTCACGACCAGCGCATGGCGGGTATGTTTCGCAGTTGCAGTCCGACGCCGAGCCTTCTCCGCTGACTTCGCAATCTTCCGTGTCGCACTCCTCTCCGGAGGGCGTGTTGCACGCTTCGTCGCATTCTTCACAAATGCCGGTGAGGGGATTGGGCGCCGCGCAACAGCCGCAGTCAAAGTTGTTGAGGCATCTGCGCTCGCATGCCTCTAGCGTGCGATAGCGACCAACCCATGGGCCGTCTGGCGCCAACTCGGACTGCGTGCATTTCCCGTTGAGGCACCACCAGTCGCCGGTGCCATCGTCTGGGCCGCAGCAGCACGCTGTCGACAGTTTGCCGTCAACGAGTTCGAGAAGTTGGCCGGATACGGCGAGAGGCATGCGTCAGCACGAGACTGTGGAGATAACAGTCTCCTCCTCCTCGCCGTCGTCTAGCGCCGCGATGCGACGCTTCTTGATGACAAGCCCGCGATCCGTGAGCGCAACGTCAGTGACCACCCACAGCCCTTCGGACCCGCTTGCGAAGAACTGGAGTTTCCAGACCAACTCCTGCGCATTCTCTTCCACAAAGAATCGCAGGCCGGAGGCGTCCGTCTCGGCGCGCACGCGCTTGCCGATGATGGCGTTGGAGGTGCCGTCAACGGTGGCGATGGAGCGGTCCGGGCCCTTGATGTTGAGCCCGACGGCGATCTGGTCGCCGCGCGTGACGGACGTGGTGAATGAGCCGCCCGAGACGTTGAACGGCGTCTCTGTCTGCTGCGGAGCCTGCGGCGTGCGCAGCGTCGATGGCTGCTCGGGCCGCGTGCGGTTTTCGCTGGTGTTGCCGCGCGGCTTGCGGTAGTACGGGTCGTCGTCGCGGTAGTCGAAGTTGGTCAGTTCGTGCTTGCGCACGCCGCGCGTGACGTACCGCATCGACTGCGGCGTGGTGTCCACCTGCTGCGGAGACACCTTCTCGCTGACGCCGATGGCACCGAGAATCTGCGCCACGCGATTCGCGGCGTCAGGAGCCATGCCGGCTGCGCGCAGGGCGTCCGCCAACTGTCCTGTCTTGTCTGCGTCAAGCATCGCCGATGCCGTAAATGTTGAGCGCGTAAAGCACGACGGGATCGTGGTTCTTGCGCGCGCCGACCAACTCTACGGCGACGCTCCGATCCGACGAGTTTACGTCGTCCATTGTACGGCCGGCGTATAGGGCTCTCGATACTCCAGTGTCCGCTCCGAACTCCGTTGTGAAGCGCCCCATATCGAGGCGCGCCGCAGCATCCACAACATCGTGCGCAAAGCCTGTCCCGCGATCACGGGCCGCTACGTTGGGGCGTGGGTGCGGGGCGTTGTTGTAGTACAGGCGCATCGACAACTCGCACGCGGACGGCTGCGGGGCGTACGACAGGCTGATCGCCCGCGACATCTCGGACCCAGCGGCTGGCTCCTGCACGTCCGTGAGATACGACACGCTTCCGCTCTTGTACCGGTACGTGGGGAACAGCGGCGTGTCGGCAGTGGTCGAAGACGCAGTGAACGTGCCGGTCGCGCGCGTGCCACCGGAAGGCGGCGGGTCAATCAGCAGGTCGCCGCTCGTGTAGCCGTTGCCGGTGGACATAATCCACAGACCGGTCACCTGCCCCTCGCCGTTGATGGTGGCCTGCACCTTGCCGCCACTGCCTCCCGACGCATAGACGTTGGGTGGCGTGCGATAGCCGCTGCCAGAGCCGGTAAGAGTGACGGAGGTGATCGCGCCCCTGCCGAGATCGACGCTGCCCTCGTTGAGGACGTATACGCCGCCGGTCGCCGCATACACGCAGCGGTAGTCGCCGTTAGTCAGCAAGACGTGCGCCCCGCCTGCGATGCTCTGCGGGTACATCTCGACCCACCACGTCTTCGTTTCCAGAGAGTAGCACAGGACGCGCGTGGGGCGGCCCGACGACTCGTCTTCTCGGAACGCCACAAAGCATCGCAGCGTGCGGTGCTTGGGGTCGACGATCAGTGAGCACCACTTCGACTTCCCGAAGTCGATGCGCCCAGTAAACATGTCGTCGATCGCTTCGGACAGCGGCTCGATCTGGCCCGTCGGAGCAATGCCGTACACGCCGTACTGATCCATGACATAGCACGCGCCGCCGTGAATGTCCCAGCAACGCTGGTTCAGTGCGCCCCTGTAGCCGATGGGCGTCACCTGTGCGTCGAGTACAGGCTGTCGCACAAACGTGATGGAGTAGGCGTGCCTGTGCTGCATTGCCAGAAGCGTCGAGCCGAACGGGATCAGCGCGGTGAGCGAGTCGGCATCCTTCGCGTTCTGCTGCAAGATCAGTTGGTTGCTCTCAGGCACGCTCTCCGGCTCGTCGACTTCGGAGTAGTACAGCGTATTCGGCTCGTCTCCGCTGGTGTCCACGCCGTACCAGTGCCGATCTTGGAATCGCACGATGACCGCCTTGTCGTCCGGCGGAGGCGTAAAACGATTGGCATTGATGTCGCCATTAGGCAGGACAATCGGCATGGCCGCGTAGCCCGGACGATCGGGGTCGCGCAACTCGTCGTCAGTGAGGTCGTCGTAGAAGGGCATGTCAGGAGGACGCCAGTATTTGTTCGGCCGTAATGGTGCTGCTCGTGACGGAGGCCACACCAGACGCACTGCTGGACACGATGCAGCGGTGCTCTGAAAACAGCGACCTGCGCCCGCCCAGCCCACCATCGGGATACACGTCCAAAGCGCGGGAGGCTACGTACGGGATGGCGCACGTCGGGCGCTCGCAATCGAGCGTGTATCCACCGGGAATGGTCGTCCACTGTGTCGAAACGGTAGTGCCGTTGAGCAATTTCTGGTTGCGCCCCTGCCACTGATAAGACAGGGTGCCCGGACCAGTCGCCTGTACGGTGACTCGGTAGTACGGGTAGGCATTGAACTCGTTGCCGATGTATCGAGTGGCCTGCGGTTGCTGGGTAATCACGATGGCGGAAGTGGGCGGAGGCGGTCTGGTGCCGCCGCCGTCGCACGTCGATGTGCCGCGCGCCCCCAGCCGGTAGTACCACTCATTGCAGTCGTCGCCGCCGCCGCCATTGTCTCCGCCAGTGTCTGTGGACCCCTCTGTCACGGAGAGCCGCGCCACGCGATACAGCGTGGTGGCTTGATTGCCGGTCGTGCGCCACAGTTCGATGTGGGACGCTCTTCCGACAGGCGGAGGCGCCGTCCATACGATCCGCGAAGTGCCGTCGCCGGTATCGACTTCGGTTACAGGAGACAGGCTGCTGGGGATCGGGCCGCCCGCGTCTTCGGAGGTGTTGTCTACGTATCGGTAGTAGCACTGGTACTTGCCGCGCAGGTGCGGCCTAGCAACCGCAAACACCTCTGCTCCTCCGGACACCACCTCCACCTTCGGTGCGTCCTTGTAGCCACCTCCACCGTTCTCAAGCGTCACAGTGTCGATCTTGCCGTCCTTGACTGTGCATGTGGCATACGCGCCGAATCCCGAATCGGATGTGATCTTGATTTGCGGAACCACCAGATAGCCGCTTCCCGGCTTGATGATCTTGATTTCCTTGACGCTGTAGCGCGGCGCAGCGGCCGAAGACACATTGGACTCGGCCTCCAGAATCGCGTCTCGATCGCGACTCGCCGTGACCCAGCGCTGCGATTCGACATCCCACGATTGCGCCGCCTGTATCGTGACGGTCACTTTCTTCTTGTAGCCCGTTCCGCGCTTGGCTGCGGAAACGCTGTCAATGCGCCACGCACCCACCAGCGTTTGGAAGCAGAGCGTTTGTCCGGGACCAACGACATTGCACTCGCAGGTGATCGCGTTGCCGCCGAATCGCACTCGCGCCTTTGCGCCCGTGCCAGTTGATCCGGACACGCTGTACGGGATGTTGACCGGAATGATAGAGAACGACTTTGGGTTGTCTGGGCAAATCGCATAGCGCGTGTCTGTGAAGTTGTACGACCCGTCGCCGTCTATGGGCAGGTCGACCCACCCCCACGTTTGAAAGTACGTCTTATAGATGGGCGGGAAATCCACCTCGTCTTCATACGGCGGGCCTTCGATCACCGACCAGTAGCGAAGTTGCGTGTTGTCGGGTGGCTCGCCGCCCGCCTCAGGAACGTCGAGAACGGCCTCCAGCACGGCCCCCTTGCCGTGCGTGTCGCTCAAGGTGGCGGATGGCGGCTCGGTGTAATACTTCCCGCCATTCTTGACCAGCACTTCGCTCACGGCCGCCTGCGACAGATACGCCGCAGCCGACGCGCTCCGGAATCTGTCCGGCGCTACGTCAGGAGGAGTGGAGAACGTCACCTCAGGGGGCGAGTAGTACACGGCTCCGGGCTGCTGCACATCCACGCGGGCGACGTAAAAGGCATTGGCCGCGTCAGCCGTGACCTGCGGTGCCTCTGTCGGCGCATCCATGCCTGCGTCGATGGCGACGCCGGCGCCGTCCCATCGCGCTGGCCGAACGCCATGACCCTGCACGACGATAACCTCGCCGTGACGACCCTGTGCCATAGCCACTGGATGGTCGGCGGAAAAGCGATCAGAAATCACGGCGCACACAACTCCGATCCAGCGACGGATGGCGGGTACACAGACGAGCCGGCAGAGCCGCTACGAAATGCGCTGAGTTTTCCGGCGCCTCCGCACAGCGCGTTGGCATTGACCGCGAACGACCACGAGGAGGTCGTTGCCCGCCCGCCGCGAAGCGTCGAATACAGTTGCGTCGGGTCTGGCGTTGGCGGGTCTGGAGGAGGCTCGTCTACGTCCACGACGTACCGCATCGTGTAACTGGAGCCGACAGCATCTTCGGCTTCCAGTTGCGGCTCGATTGGACGCTCCGGCTCTGGCCCGTACGCTGGCCCTTGCAAGGCCACTAGCGCTCCGTCTTCCTTCAGGCACAGCAGCCACGACTGGCCGTCCCGCGAATACGGATGGCAGTCGACAAGGCCGGCACTGGAGCCGGAGGACGGCGAGAACGCGATGGGCCACATGCCTCCTCGCGTGTAAATCTGGCCTGCGATGTCACACGCCAGATTGACCTGCTCGACAGCGGCACCAGCAGGAAGCGCGAACGGGCTCGCGTTCGTTATGAGTCCGCCCCACGCGCCCTTGCTCATGCGTCATGCTCCAGAGTCCGGAGCGGACGGCGAGTAGTAGCCCAGCGAGCGGGGTGATCCGGCGTACGGCGCGACGGTGTTTTCCGGATACCGGCCGACGCCCAGCCGGCGGCCGCTCATGGGCGCGATCACATCCTGCTCCATCGCCATGCGCAGGTCACGCTGATAGACCGCGACGGCACCCTCGACGTTCTTGCCTTGCAAGCGAGCCGCCCACACTTCAGCAGCGCTGAGAAGCGCCGTGAACATGTTCTCGGACACGTCGAGGCAGTCGCTGACGACCGTCTTGGCGCCCTGCGGGGCCGTGCCGACCATGCTGCCGGCGAGGCCCAGAATCTCCTGCGCCGTGTACGGATACACGCCCGACAAGCCCTCTGGGTAGTTGGCGCTCGTCCCGTACCGCTTGACGGCTCCGGGAGCGCTCGTCGCATTGAGCGAGCCGTTGCGGCAGATGGACTCGTAGCCCATGAACCGCAGAGGCATCGGCCGGCGGCGGTACGTGATGTAGTAGTTGCTGCCGGCCGGCGCGGCAGGGAAGGTGCCGGCCACCATGATCTTCCAGCGGTCGGCGTGCGCGGTCGAGCGCGAAACCGTCCAGTAGATCGGCTCGCCGCTGCCAACGGCTTGGTTCTCGTATCGCCGCCATTCGGACGGCGTGATGTAGGCAGTGACGATCGACGGGTCCGGCGGGATAAGCGCGTCCACGTTGTTGAGGTCCGCCGGCAGCAGGAACTGCTTCCCGCCCGAATCGGCGATGGCCGCCGGAAGAGTCGTTTCTGTGACGTGCCACAGCCAGTCTTTGGCGTGGTACACGTCTCGGTAGGCATGGTGGACGGCCGCCCGGAGGAGGCGGTGTTCGGCGTCCTGCGCCCCGCCGCCGGTCGTGTTCATCAGATACTCGACGACATCCTGCGCGGCGTAGTACACGGCGAAGTTCCTGCTTGGTACGGGCGTCCGTATGGTTTATGTCTTCGCCAGAGCGGCCGAACGGCATTAGTAGCCGTTCTGCGTCGCCGCCTCCTCCGCCCCTCCGCCGGCCGCATCTGGCGTCGCAAACTCGTCTCCGGCCTGCCCAGCGTCGCTAAAGGGCCTCATGTCGGCATAGGCGTATCTCAGGAGCCCGGTCGTAGACGTGGAAAGCAGGGTCACAACAGAGCCGCGCCGCATGCCGACGCTTACATGGCCCGAGTCGGGCTGCGCGCTCGTGCAACTTGCCAGCACAAGGCCCCTGTCTCCTACATCGCCGCCCATAACGATGTCGATTATTCCGCCGGTTTGTCGGAGCACCCTCAAGTGCAGAGTGCAGTCCGTGACAGCGCGAAAGTAGTACTCCGGAGCGCCGTACGCATAGGTAACAATGTTCGCATTGCGTAATGCGTATTCTGGGCTGAAGTCGAGGTACGAGTCTGCTTGGCGTGCGAGGCTAGGGCCTAAGGCAAACCGCTTGGAGAAGGTTTCGATCCGCAATACCGGAAACGAACCAGAACACACCGAAGAACCTCCAGTAGACCACGGCGTTGACCACTCGTTTCGGTCGTAGTGCTCCTGCGCATAGCAGTTCGTGATGGCCGTTGTTGAGGCGTTGGGATCGGTCACCTCAACTGCGTACCGCCGTCCGGGAACAGCATAGAACGATAGCCTGCGCGAGTTGGTGGACCCCGCGAGGCTTTTGCTAGACGTCACGCCTACGCGAACGCCATTGGGCGTGTACGCCACAATGCTTACTCGCCGCGTAGCGCTTGGCGAGGCCACGACAGGAGCGGTGGCCGTCAGGCTAATGACGCACGCTCGCGACACTTCCATGTAGCGACCTTGCGCCAACTGCGTCGACGGAGCCGTTTCAACGGGCTGCGTCCACGACGACGGGTCATCCCACAGGACAGAGCCAGTGGCGCCCAAGCCGGCAACAAGGTTAGTAGACAAATTGGCGCCCGTCACGAACGTGCGCACGGCAACGGGAACGCACGGCGGCCCAAGCACGGGCGCCGTTCCGCTCTCGCTGCGCAAACGCACCTCCAGAACAGAGTTTTGCGGAATGCTGCGCACAAGATGATTAGCCGCTGAGTCAGGGGCGTCTACCGGCGTCCACGCGCCCGAGCCTCTCGCAAGTCCGTCTGAGCCCACTGTGGCTGTGCGATATTCTAGGAGTTTGTTGAAAATACTAGGGCTAGTTCCGGACTCATCGCACTTTAGATGTGCCAAATTGGAATAAGAGGTTACGCGCAGCGATTGCTTGCCGCCACGTATGTACGAGACTATCGGCGGCGGAGGAGCGTCGCATCCACCTTCTGCTACCAATGCGTATAGCCAAGGCCCCGCTCCGGCAGAGGAGACGAACCGGTAGCGCTCTAGTCCGCCGCCGGGAAATGTAAGTCCTTCGTCCGTCACAAAGTAAGCGCCATTGGCGCAGTGCGTCATGTCGGCACAAAAGCACGTCTGCTGGCAATGAGACTGATACTCTTGTATGTCCGAGCACGGCTGCGTGATAATTGGATAGCCGTATCTCTCGTCAAGCCACTGGCCTAAAAAATTTCCGGACGTCTGCTCCAGAATGTCTGGTTTGCCGTCGCGCGTTTGAATGTGCGTTTCCGTCCGACGCCCGAACCGACCTCGCGACGTAATCGCAGGGCGCGGCGGAAGGCTTGCGGCTCCTGCATATATTGCAACTCCCTGCACAAGCGCGTTAGCGCCGGCGGCATTTACCGCTCGCACGGCAGTGCGGTACTGCACGCTGGGGTCTAGGCCAGTAAGGTCGAACTCGTAGACCTTCAGGCGCGGGTCGTGTGCAACAGCAACCGCAGGAACCGTGCCTGCAAGGATGGCGCCATCGCCAATGGCAATAGCGGAGTCAACAGTGCCATAGGCTGGGCGATAGTACACCTCGTACCGCTCGGGATCGTCACACGACCCAGTGACGCCCCCTCCCACGTTTTGCCACGCAACGGCTATGCCGGTTGCCATCGGGGAAACAAAAACACTGGGGGTGGTCGGAGATATTGGCGGCTGCGCAGCGCTGGTCGCGGCCTTGTAGACGGCAGTGGAGTATGCCGACTGTCCGCCAGTCGTGCTGGCAGCGACGCGCCACCAGTAGCCGGTACTGCACGACATAGGCAATTCCAGCGAGGTGCGGCCAACTACAGACTCGTACAGCGAGTATGTAATGCTGGGTGCCGTGCCAGTGCCGCGCTGCACCAGATACGTTATTTGTTCCGGAGAGGCCCCGCCTAAGTCTGCCGGAGCGCTCCATGTCAATGACGGCCCGACGATGAGGACGTTCCTAGGCGTGCCCGGCGCCCCGACCGGCGTTACGGCGGCGCTGGGATCGCTCCAGCCGCTGACCCCCTGCGACGTTTGCGTTGCGACGCGGAAGCGATACGGCGTGCCGTTCGTGAGGCTACCAACGACAGCGGGAGACGGACTCAGGGTGCCCGTAGAGGTTGTCCACGACAGGCCGCCGTCCGTCGATTGCTGAACAAGGCGCCCCACGATCGTGTAAGTGGTTCTATCGGTGTACGCAATCGTGGCAGTGGCGTTGCCGGCAGTGGCGCTCGTAATGACTGGCGGCTGGAGGTTGAGGTTGGGCGGAGGCGGCGGGTCGCTCGTTGGCGAGTAGACCAACTGCGCGCCCAAGTACATCTTGGACACCGGCGCTGCGCCGAGCCGGAATGTTTGCTGCGATGCAGCGCCAAGACGAACAGGCATTAGGTAATCACGTACAGCGTGGTGGGGCTCTTCGGCGACAGCGAGTCATAGTTCGCCTGCGAGATCGAGACGATGTTCGTGATCGCCGCCGCGCCGGTGATGCCGGTGATTGTGCTGGTCGGACGAGCCGCCAGTTCACCAGACAACCCAGTCACATCGCCGACGACATGCGTGTGGGTCGTGGCCGCCTTGCCTGCCAGCGACGTGACGAGCCCCGTGATGTCTGCAATCGCGTGCGTGTGCGCCGCGACGCCGATCGTGAGCGTGCCCGCCGTGTCGTTGTACGTCACCGACACGCCCGAGCCGGCTACCACAAGGGCAGCGACTCGATCGTCCACAGCCTCCGACAGGCCGATCACGGACGATGCGTTGATCGTGGTGGAGCCTGTGGAAAGACTGCCAATGACTTGCAGGTTGCCGCCTACGACGACGTTGCCGGTCGTGGACAGCGCCGACACGAGCAGGCTTGTCGGCAGGTCGTGGACGTGATCTGCGCGAGCAGCCCGTGACGATGTGCCTGCGGCCGCCGACCCTAGCGGCTGCGGGGCCGTAGAGGACAGTCCGGCCGCGTCGGTGTACGGAAGCGCCGCCCAGTTTGAAGTGCCATTGCCGAACTTGACGCGCCCCGTATCCGTCTCCATGCCGGGCTCTCCGGCAAGCAGCACGGGGTTCGACGACGCCCAGTTGGCGGCCGTGTCATACCGAACCTGCAAGCGAACCAGAGCAGCCGGCATGCGTCACCCCTTCACGCTGAGACGAACGGTCGCCGTGCCGGCATCCACCACCGCCACGAGGTACGACGCCCCAGCGAGTGCGTCCGGAATCGGATATGCCTCGCCGGACGCAATGGTCGTCTCGACGGCGGAGCCTCCCGACTTGACGGCGTACGCCGTGCCCTCCGGCTCCAGCGCAGCGTGCCATGAGATTTTGGTCGGCGAGCCGCTGACGACGGTCACGACCACAACGCCGCTGGCCGCAGCGCCGAACGGGATGCGCGGGCTCGTGCTGGCGCTGGCAGTCGCCACGTACGCGGGCGTGACGGAGTTCAGTCGCTCGATCTTGTTCGCCATTACTTCTTCCTCTTCCAGTGCGGGACGATTCGGTCCTTGACTTTCTCGACGGCCTCCTCGCGACGCATGCGAGGGTTCTGCTTCAGTTCCTTCTTGACGTGCTCTCGCAAAATGCGCGGGTTGATGTCGACCTCTTTGGGAGGGCCCTTCTGCGGCGGCACGTAGTCAACGATCCCATGCACCTCTAAGTCGCGCTTCTTGGCTACCCGCAGCACGTCGCCAGCCGAATCCACCCACGCCTCTGGGTCGAGGTGGCCGCGCTTGTCGGCTATCCCGCCCATGTAGAACCGCCCCGATGTATTTATGCCTGCGGCCTTCGCCTCGCGGACCATCCACTCCGCCTGCTTCTTGGGAAGTCCGTCCAGCCACTGGCCCGCCAAGCGGCCCTCCATGAACGAGCGGTCGGTTCCTCGCGTGCCCGGAGGGTGCTGGAGGGCGCACATTTCCGCGAAACGGGGCGACTGGCCTGCCGCCACCATGCGCTCGTAGTGCTTCTGCACGGCCGGCCCTGCGGCCTCGATGTCGGGCGGGTACTGCGTCATGGAGACAACTCCGGAGGCACGCTAGGAGGCGGCCCTTCGGCCGGCATGGCGTCTGGTGGCGGCGGAGCGAGAAGGCCCGGAGGAGGCCCTCCCTGAGGCCCAGCCGGCGGCATCGGTGGCTGCGGCGGGGGCGGAGGCGGGATGAGGTACGGGCGCGCGTCGATGTCGAGGCTGTCGGCCCAGTCCGAGATGAGGGCGTTGAGCGGGTCCACGACGCCCATCGGCACGAGCCCTTGCAGGATTGGGCCAAGCGTCTGGAGCGCCGCCTGCATCTGCTCGACGCGCGTGGCCTTGTTCGGCTTGCGCGCCGATCCAGCCTCGATGCGGTAGTCGAACTCACGGGCAATGGCGTCGGGGTCCATCGTGGCTACGTGCTGCGCCCACGAGGCCGCGCCGAGCGGGCCAAGAATGGGCTCCACGTCCTGCGGCTCCAGCAGCCAGCGGGCAGCGAACGCCTCACGGCGAGCCAGCAGGCTCATAGCGTCTTCGAGCCGGTTCGCCATGTCGTCTGGGCGCACCGACAGTTGCTCTGCCCGCACGCTGGCTTCTGTGGCACTGCGCATCTGGGAACTGGTCATGGCGTACGCCAGTTCCGTCAGGCCGACGCGCTTGTCGAACATGTCCGTGACGGCTTGGATGATCTTCCAGAGTTCCGGCGACACCTCCGGCATCTGGAACACGGAGATGAGGTCGTTGACGCTGCGCCCCAGCGTCTCGCTGATCTCCACGATCTTGAAGCCCTTCTCCGACTGCGCGAGTATCTGGTCTTTGATGTCTTGGTCCGCAGCCTTGCTGACGCCAAGCATCGTCTCGCAACTGACAGCCACGCGCTGCGCCAAGAAGGACATCGCGAAGTTCAGGAACCGCAACTCGCCAATGCCCGGCTTGATGTGGCTGATGGGCCACACGTATCCGGGCTTGCGGTGGAAGTCGAGCGGCACGAACGGCCACCCGTTGGGCTCTGCCCAGAACGGGATCGGCCACTGCACGGCACGGAAGAGAGACTCCGGGACGCCAGTCTCGCCTTCGACCGGCTGCTCCAGCATCGAGGGCGGCATGTTCAGCGGGAAGTTCACGCCCTCGCACACGACGAGGTAGCAGTTCTCTCCGACGCTGTCGAAGGCTCCGACCAGTTCCTTCGGGGCGTCCTTGAGACGGTCGCCCATGCCGGTCTTGCTCCAAATCTTCCAGTACGTGACGAGTTCGTTGCTCTTCCCGACGCGGCGACCCTTATACGGGTGCTCCTCGTTCATGAAGATTTGCTCGTCCACTTCCTGACCGACCGGACGCGCGCCCTCCAAGTGGCCCTTGAGTTGGTCCCTGTCGAGCCCGTACTTCTGCGCCACTACGTCGATCGGATGCACGCAGCGGCGGGCGCACCACGTAATGTCCTCGATCTCGGTGGCGTCAGGGTCGAGCGCAAGGTTGTCCACGCTGTCGGCGAACGACCCGACGATGCGGTAGTTGGAGCCCGGAATCGTGACGAGTTCCGTCCACCACACGCCCATGCCCTTGATGATGCCCTCGTCCACGACGCGCCGGCTGTGCGTCTTGAGATCGAGTTCATTGGGCGTGTAGTTGAGGTAGCGATCCAGCAGAAGGGACACGAGCCGACGCACCTCCGTGCGCTGCTGCGTCTCCATCGCCGCCTGCTGGTACGCCATCATCGACTGCTCGTCCACCACGCCCAGCGTCTCCGGAGAGACGAACGGGTACATGGTGGGCGACACCGTGCGCACCGGATTGCGGTGGTAGATGACGCTGCCGAACAACTTGACCGCCTCGAACACGCGATTGATCTGCATGCGAAACGCAGGCGGAGCAATCGTGCGGTTGTAGCCGTGCTCGTGGCGGGCGTAGGTGTCGCGCCAGAACCAGTTGTGCGGGCCGTCGAAGAACGACATGGCCTCGCGGGCATCCTCCGTGAAGGGCCGCTTGTGCTTGAGTGCCAGTTCGATCTTCTTGAGCCACCCGTGCGCTATCGCGCGCAGGGCATCTTCACCGGTTGGTTCCACTTGGCTGCTTCCTCTGGAGCGCGACCTGCTCTGTCAACGACGCGATCTGCGCCATCATGCTTTCCAACTTCTTGAGTTGGGCAGTCTGCGGCGCGTATTCCCAACTGCCCCACTGGCGCCAGTCGGCGTTCTCTTGCAGGCCCGGATCGTCCTTGTGGCGGACGGATGGCTTTTGCTCGAACCCGTTGAACGGCGTGAAGACGAGGACGTTGACGGTGTTGACGCCCGGACGGCCGATCACCCAGCCGACACTCGGGTCGTTGCAGTTGAGCGGGTCGCTGTAGTAGTAGACGCAGTCGCCCGGACGGACGGCCGGAGGACTAAAGGATTCGACTTCCATATTGGGCTCCTGACTGGGGGCCGAGATAGATGAAGTCGTCGGCTTCGGCCGACAAGCGCTTGCGGCGCTTACGCATCCACTCCACGTACCATGGCTCCGCACCAGTCTCTAGTTTGGGCTTGTGATAGCGAGGTCGATAGGCACAGAGGTACTCCAGACACTGGCAGGCATGCACTTCGCCGCGCGTATTGGGCTGGTCCGTGACGATGTACGAGCCGGCCACCAACTGGGTCTTCTTTTTGTAGCGCTTCAGTTCCCGCTCTAGGTCCGGAACCGAACTGCGCAGGACGCGCAGGGTGGGCGTGCCCTCCGGCCGGATGTGCAGGTAGTTCTGGACGGCCGCCATGCGGGCCTGCACGTCGTCGCAGCCGGCCAGAAAACTGTGCCCCGTCGTCTGGCTGGCGACCTCCCGCGACTTCAGTTGCTCCGTGTACAGTTCGACTGGGAGCCGCCCCGAGCCGATCTCGCGCAGCCGGCCGCCGTGCATGTCGATGATGAAGGCGTAGAACGCCTGCCCCCTGCACTTCTCCGCCATCTTCTCGCCGAACGTGATGGCGTTGCACTGCCGGATATAGAGTTGGTCGTAGATCAGCAGCATCGATTCGTCGGGCGGGACTGCCGCAAAGAGCGCCGCCGTGACGGCATGTCCCGGATCGATCGCCACGTAGCGGCACCAGTCCGGCGGGACGACGTTGTTGGGCAGGTCGCCCCTGTCGTAGCCGTGAACGTGGATCGAGTAGGTGGGATAGCACAGGATCGAGTCGCTGATGAACTCGCCTTCCGCGCGCATGCGCAGTACGTCCACGCCGAGCGCGGACCACCGCTCAATGTTCTTGCGCTTCTCTTCGGCGTCGATGTGCGGGTTGTCGAGGAACCGCAATTGGTACTTCACGATGTCGGGATTCTCTCGACCGATTTCGACCTCCTTGTCGGCGCGCTCCGCCAGACCAAGCAGCGCGTCGTTGCGGCTGTGTGGCATGGCCGACCAGCACAGGACGCCCTTGCGATCCGAAAGGCGGGCCTGCATCTCCGGCACCCACGAGTCGCCGTTGTTCACGTCCTCGTCGATGTGGACTCTGTTGGCAGAAAAACCTTGCGGCGGCTCTCCCTCCGACGAGAAGAAGTAGATTTGCCACCCATTGACCAACTGACAGGACTGGATGTACCGAGCGGACTTTAGAATCCACGACTTCTTGGACACCATGCGCGGCGGGATGAGCGGCGGGGCCGGCTTGGCGTCCTTGCTGCGGTGCGCGTCGGTGGTGGGGTCGTAGGCGCGCCACTCGCCGGTCTGCTCGTCCTTGATGATCTTGAACGCACCCGCCATGAACAGGAGCGGGTACACCACGAGCCCGATGTGCTTCCAATCCTTGCCAACAACGACGAGGATGCCGTCCTTCTCGGGGTACTTACCGTGCGGATCGCGCCCCGTCACGGCACGGGCGTCCTCCACGAACGTGCAAAGCGATTTGCCGGAGCGGTTGCCGCCAAGCACGAGGACTTCACTCGCCTTGCACTGATGGACTTCCTCCTGCTGGCTCGTCGGTCGGTATAAGCGCAGTGCTTCGATGCGGCGGCTCGCCAGTTCCGCCTGCATCTCCTTCAACTCGTTCTGCTGGAATGTGCCCAAGCGACTGACCGACGGCAGCGGCGAAATCTTGGGGGGTTTGCGGCGCGACTTGGACATTGATGAACGCTCCCTGCATGCTGAGTGCGATGCTGCTTAGACGCTTGTCAAGTTCCGACTCCAACTCGGCGTCCGACCACTGGGTCAGTGGCTTCTTGGCGCCGCCCAGTTCGGTGTTCTTGGTGACCAACCGGACGATGCCCTCCAGCAGTTTGGTGCGATGGGCTCCGCCCGGAGGTGCGTCAAAATACTGCTTGACCATCATGGCGGCGAACCCGCTCGTACCGCCGAAATACTCCATGAGCCGTTCCAGCAACTCGCTGGAGTGCGGGATGTTCGCGCCACCACGCTGCGCTGCCTGCGTGAACTGACGCAGGGCCGACGCCTCGATGGCCTTTGTGTCGCGCTCCTTCTGCTTGGCCTTCTTGCCCCTGTTCACTTTAGCGCGGCACACAAGGCAGCGCGTGTCCCACTCGCCGGACTTCTTGCGGCGGTAGTGGGCTGTGGTTAGAGGGGCGTCGTGGCCGCAGTCGATGCAGACGCGCGTTGGCATGCGTCACCTGTCGGCTTGCGGGACGCTGCGGATCATCGGCGCCATGCCGTCCTTCGGCGTCGGCAGGCTCCCGGCACCCACCTCGCGCTTGGCCTTGAAGTCCTCCAGTTCCGGGAAGTCGAGGAGGCCGGCCCTGCCGAGTTGATCCATGATCGACGCGCGATCAGCGTCGAACTGCGTCATCGGGTCTGGCTGATTGCGGATCGGCACGTCAGGCACCAATGAAGAAGCCGCAGGAGGGTGTCCGAACCCCCCTGCGGCTACAGTGACGCGACACTGGCGATGAGATCAGAAGCCCGCTTCCGTCTTGACGAGGATGCGACCGGAAGTCGTGGCGCTCGTCGCGATGGCGTAGCCAAGCAGGGGGTTCGTGCTCTTCGCAGCCGCCGAACCGTCCGTTGCCGACAGGCCGTAGGCCGCACCCGCCGCGACCGACGTCGAGGTCTTCGTGACCGTCGAGGGGCCGTTCACGACGAGCCAGAAGATTTCCCCGTTCGGGACGCCAGCGGCCGGCAGGTACTCGTCCACCACGCCCATAAGGAGCGTCGAGGTCGAAGCCTTGCCGTCCACCTCCGAGAGGATTGCGCCGGCCTTGAACTTGGCGACATCGCCCGGAAGCAGGGCACTGCCGCTCGTGTTCTTGACGGCTACGCACTCGACGGTGTGGTTGCTGTTGAGGACGCCCGTCTTGGGGTCTTCGTCGCGGAACGTCTTGCGAACGCCCACGATGTTGTAACCATCACCGACATCGGCCTCGTAATAGGTCTGGGTGATTCCCAGAACCTGCCCGCGCGCGAATCCCGGATCAGCGGTCAACGTACTCATCTGCGGAGTCTCTCCTTACTCAGGCCAGAGCGGCGAACTTCACGAAGTTGCGAGGTGACTTCATCTTGATGTTGGCGAGGACCGTGACCGCGTACCTATACGCGGAAAGTTCCTCGTTGTAGAACGGTCCCTCTGCTTCGAGCAGTTGGCCGGTCATCACCTTCATCTCCATGTTGCCGATCGACAAGGCGTACCCGACGCCCGACGGCACGGCGTAGTCGCTCGCGGTTTCGATGCCGTCGATTTCGACCACATCGCCGAAGCCGTACGACTTGAGGCCGTTCGTCTTCGACACGATGGCGCGCTCGCGGCTGTCGAGCCGGTTGAGGAACTGGATGTAGAGCGACCGATCCAGAAGGATCATGTCGATCTGGTTCTCGCGCGTGTCGTTGCGCTTGGCATGGTGGACCGACTCGCGGATCGCCTCGATGCACTGATCCTTCCACGTCGCGGTGGCGCCGCCGAAGGCCGTGCTGGTGTAGTTACAGACCAGAGGGCTCCAGAAGTCGTACTCAGCGTCGGCCGGAACCTTCGGCCACGAGCCCGTCGCCAACTGCGAGCCGGCGTACTGGCCCAGACCCGTCTTGAGTCCGGCGTACTCGTCGTTCGGGAAGCCGAACGGGTCGGCGGCGTTGGCAGTGCGCTGCGCACCAGTCGCGACGTTCACCGTGCCGTTCACGGCGAACATGGACTCAAGGCCCATCCACCGGTTGTCGTTGCCGCTGGCATACCCGTCGATGAACACCTCCCTACTCAGGTGTTCCTCCATCGACTCACGCAGGCGGTTCGACATCTTGCCGGCCACGTCGATCAGTTGCGCGGGGCCGCGATTCTCCAGCATCTCCCGCTTTGTGATCTGATCCGTCACGGAATACCCGCGATACGGCAGGTAGGCGCGCTGCCACAGGTTGTGGCGGGCGAAGACTCGCGGCGACTCGCCCGTGTACGACGACACGGGGATGTTGCGATAGCGGACCTGCCAGTCGAAGCCGCGACCTCCCTGATTCATCGCGACGTTGCCGTTCGCCTGCAAGGCCGCGAAGACCTTGAACTTGCGAAACGTCGTCTGCTCCTCTTCCTTGAGGTGCAGGGTCAGGGTGGTGCCGATACTACGGGCCCAGTCGACGCTGCTCGCCATGTCTTCCGTCTACCTTTCTCAGAGGAGTCCGGCCCGTTTTGCTTGCTGGGTCAGACGTTGCTCGAATGTCATCGGCGCCTGTGCTGCACGAGGGTCGTCAGAGGCAGTCGCTCGACTGGGGTTCCTTGACGCTTCCCTCCTAAGAAACTCTATGTCCCTCTGGGCACGAGTTGTTGCATCGGGCGACGCAGCCTGTGGCGCAGGAGCGTCCGCAGTGGCGGCTTGAGCGACTGCACCAGCAGGAGCAAGTTGTGCGTTTTGCGCGGGCAAAACCGCCTCAAACGCGGTGCGCTGCTGCTGCTGCTGACGAATGCCTTGCAGTTCGCTGTGCAGTGCATTTTCCAATTTCATCTCTGCAAAACGCCACCGCATTTCCGGTGACGTGATGCCGGCGTCCGCCGCCTCCTTGATGTAGCCCTGCACGGCGAGCCCGTATCGAGTCGGCTTGCCTTCTGCGTCGTACAGCCAGTCAGCGTTGTCTCGTTCGAGGGTCGAGACGTACTGCTCTTCCTGCACCGCCTGAAACTGCTCCTGCACGATCTGCTGCGCCTGACGATTCGCGATCTCGCTCACCATCGGCCCAAGAGCCTCGATGGGATTCGAGAGGAACTTCTGGGCGAAATCCGCCTTGTACTTGAGGTACTCGTACAGGGAGTGCTTGGCGTCGAGCGGAGCCTCCGGCGAGATGACCTCTCGGCCGCTCTCGTCGCGCACGAGGTACTGCTTGTACGACTCGCGCAGTTCCGGCGGATTCCAGAACTTCTGGAGCGCGTCCTGCACGCTAGGCTGCTGCGCCTGCGGGGCAGGAGCCTGCGGCTGCGGCTGCTGCTGGCCGCGCGACGCCATCCACTGCTCGAACTCCGGGCGGTGCTGGAGGTACTGCTGCGCGTAGGGGATGTACTGCTGGTACTGCTGGAGCCGCTGCGTGGCGGATCGCTCGCGCTCCATCGACTCGTACAGGCGACGAGCGATGGCGAGGTCGTCTTGCCCGCGAAAGTCCGGCAGGGCGCGAAAGGCGTCCCACAGATTCTGCTGCGCCTGCTGCTGCGGCGCTGCGGGCTGCGCTTCCGTCTGCGGCTCCGGCGAGGCGGCAGACTCTGCGGACTGATCGACTGGCGAATCGTTTGGCGTTTCGACTTCCGAATCGGCGACCAGAGTGTCCTCTGACATGAATGCCTCGTGGGGTCAGCGTCAGCAGGTGCTTGGGCGCTACTGCTTGTAGCCGCGCGGATACTGCGGCTGCGCCAAACCCTGCATCAGTCGACTGTAGGCACTCTGATCTGCTGTCGATACACCGGCCGCATTGTCCTGTCGGTACATCTGGGCCTGTTCGCGCTGCACCTGTCGCTGTACTTCCGGCGGCACGCGCTCCTCGTCGGACGGCATCGTGTCCGGGCGGCGGAAGCCGGCCGTGAAGTAGCCCTGCTCGCTGGGCATGCCTGCTGCGAAACCAGCCGACATCCCTCCGGACAGGGCGGCGTCCTGCGCCGTGTCGAACGCAGCGCGGCGAGCCACTGCGCGCACACCAGAAGTGGGCAGGCCCAGCAAAGCCAGCGCTTGAGTGCCGTCCAAACTCGACACCACCCCCTCGCCCACCGCGCCGCCAAACGGGCCCACATCGAAGCCAGTGCGCTGGTAGACGCTATTGCGCACGGAGGGCGGCTCCGCAGCGGAAACCTGCTCAATCAAGCGCCGGATGGCCGAGTCCTTCTGCTGCGCATCGGCGCCGGACTGGATGCCGAGTATCTGGACTGGCAAGTGCGGGCGATGTTCGGCGCGAAGCCGGTAGTTGGCCTGCGCCGCCTCGCCGGCGCTCTCTGCGCCGCCCAAAGCATGGCGGATGCGGTCTGGAATCCCAGCCTCTGCGAACTCGAACGCTCTCCCAGCAAGCGTGTCTGGGTTTGTTGTCGCGTTCATCACCGCATTGCCCACCCCGCCGTGCCGGCTGTACGTGCCGGTGTTCCAATCGCGCCTGTAGAGCGGCGAGTTGTTGCTGGCGTCCCAGTAGTTCAGCGCCGCCAGCAGGTTTTGGCCGGCGAGGTACTTTGGGCTGTCGCCGAGCGTCACGTCCGTGCCGTCCGCAGCCGCCATCGAGGCGCCCGCCAGACGCAGCCGCTCGTCGCCCGTCAGCCCCTCCATGTCGCCGCCTGCACGCCGGCCGGCGCCGGTCACGTCACGCAGGAAGTCGATGTCTCGGGCGTAGTTCTGGTAGTACGGCTGCGCGTCTTTGGGCAACAGGTACTTCGACTCGTCCCACAGCCGCTGCTTCTCGCCCCAGTTCTGCCCCCGTGCGGCGTATTCCCTGCGGGCCTCTGCGCGCTCCTGCGCGTTATTCCACGCCGGCGTGCCTCCGGCTGGAGCCTGCCCGAACAACTCGCCCTGCCACTGGATGTCGGCAGCAGCCTTGTCGAGCGGCAGGCCCGGAGGAAGACGGTGCCGAGCGTAGATGTCGCGGACGATGTTGCGGTGGCGCACGGCGTCAGCGCCCTGCACATGCCCACCCATCCAGAGATCGTCTTCAGCCACACGCAGCCTCCCGTACGGGATTTATGGCCGCGCTAGGCCCGTTTGCGCACGATGACTTGGTACGCCTTGTGCATCACGGTCAGGCGCGTGGCGTATCCGCTCAGAAACCCGTCGATGCCGTCCCGCGTGGGCGTCTTGCCGATCGAGTCCTGCGTTGGGTGAACGTACTCGTAGTCGTCGAAAATCAGAATGCCGCCGGTCTTCAGCAGCATCCACGCGAGGACGCCATGCTCCATCGTCACGGCCCCGTCGTGATCCCCGTCCACGTAGACACAGTCGTAGCGCTCGCCATTCGCGATCATGTCGAGCATCGCGGTGCGGATGTGCTTCTTGACCTTCTTCGCCCTGCTGCCGACGTTGGCGTCGAACCGCGCCTCGACCTCTGGGCGCCACCACATGTCCACGCAGACCAACTCGTCTTCGGGATCAGTGAGGGCGTTGTCCAGCGTCCACAGGGCCGAGCGCCCCTCGTACGAACCCAGTTCCAGCCAGCGCAGTTGCTCGCAGGACAGGTGCGGCACCACTACCGCCTGCCAGACTGGGATGTTGCGCGAGAACCAATCGGCTGTGTATTCGGCCCCACTCATATCACTTCGTTCGCTCCAGCAGCCCGTCGAGGATCGCCGCTATCTCGTTGCATTCCACATCGTCCTCGTCGGCATAGGTGTCTCGCACCCGCTCAATGCAGTGCCTCTCGTATCGCGTCAACTTCAACCGGGTGAACTCCTTGCTGGCCGCCTCCGCAGACTCGCAAGCAGCCTTCCAGTCCGCTGCCGCCGCCCTTCGGATCGCCTTCAACTCCTCGTCTGCCAGCATCGGCTTGCGATACAACGGAATAATGTCGTCCACGCCGTAGCCGTTCATCACGCACATTTCGACCGCCATTTCGTTCCGCTTGAAGATTGCCGCATCGCCAAACGGATAGCCAAAAGAGGGCGACCAGACAGCCCACGCGACTGGCTCCCCGTGAGAACCAGCAGATGCAGGAGACGGCTCGTTAGCGTCGTTCTGTGTAGTCATGTTTGTTCCTCGCCGCTCCTCGTCAGTCAGCGTCCCGTCCATAGTCACCGTCACCGCACCGTCGCACACCGACAGCGTGGCGTCCTGATCGGCAAGGCGCCGGATGGCCGTGCGGAGATTTTCGATTTCTTCGGCCGCCTCGTCCATCAGGTCGCTCGCGGGCGCAGCGTCCACCGCGTGCGTCCACCGGCGCAGGCGTGTCACGATGTCGGTCACGATCACCTCGTCTGCCACATGAGCCCCAAGTTCGCCATCCCGTACGACGCCCAGACGACGAAGCCTGCGGGACTGCCCTTGAGCCACTGGTCGATCGCCACCCACCAGTAAACGCACGACACGGCAAACAGCAGCCACGCGCTCATTACCACTCCCCGTCGCGGCGGTTGGGGTGGTACGCATGGTCCCCGCACCAGTCGTTCTCGCTTGTACGCGGGAATTGGCACGTCACAGCCTCCGGCGGATGGAGTCTGCACTCACCCGCCGGAGGCCAGTGAACGAGTTCCTTGTCCCGCAGCCAGAACCGGCAGTTCTTGCACAGCGGCTGGGGATCGCTTCCTTGCGACATCAGAAGTTCACGGGGTAGTCGTCACCCGCTCCGGCGCGCTCCTTGCGGCCCCAGCGGAGACTCAAGCCTACCTCGTCGGCAATCATCCGGAGAGTACATCCGGCCTCGCCGTTCTTCTTCTCGTACGTTTCCAGCGCCATCCGACCGCTGACCACCACGCGGTCGCCCTTGTCCACGTCGGCGACCACGCGCTCCGCCTGCTCGTCGAACGCCACCACATCGACCCACGTCGTCTGTGGCTCGCGACCCTCGCGCTTCACCGTCGAAGCCACTGAGAAGTTCGCCATCACCTTGCCGCCTGCGCTCGTCCGCAGTTCGGGCTTCTTGCCCACGTTGCCAGTCACTGTGCCGGTAATCATTCGTCACCTCCGTGCGCGCAAAAACAGCCGCCTCGATCGAGCGGCTGGACGGTGGGATTGTACAGGCGCACAACGGTACAGCAATCCCCCAGTGGAGGGTGCTTCATAAAAGTGGGAAAAAATACAGGAGGGGAACGTGACTTCGTCACTGCGCGCGATGGGGGGGCTTGGGGGCCGGCTCGAAACACCCCCCGTATCCCGCGTGTTTACAAGGCTTTCCGTTTCACGGTCACGAGGGACAGCGTGAAACCTTGCCGCTCGGCCCATGTTGGGCGGTCCATCCATTCATCGCCATGCTCCCCCTCCCCTCGTTCGTTCGCCCCGTATTTCCACGATGCGGAGTCTATGAAGTGTCGGAACGATGACGACCTTCGATCGTCATGGTCACCGACTTGGAGGATGAACGATGGACGGCTTCGACACGCCACGTTGGGAACAGTGCTACGGGTTCTGGACGTTGGGCTACATCGACTACTCGCGTAGAGGGATTGCGAGTGTCGAGTACGACGCATGGCGATGGGATCGCATTGCGGAAACCATCGCAGTTGACCTGCAACTAATCGCGTGTGGTGCGATGTGGCCGTACCGCAATTAGCCGATGCGGAGTCTAGATCGTAGCGGGGCACGGCCGTCGTCCCCGCCTCGACCTGCACTCGCAGGAAGGCCCGTCACAGACGTTCTGTGGCGGGCCTTGTTCGTTTCTTGCTACTGGAGGATTTCACATGGCTACGGTCAATGTCGAAGACTTTGTCACTGCTCTCGCTACGCAGGCCCTCGCGTTCATGCAGACGGCGTCCCCGCCGCCGAAGGCGAAGGGTGACTCGATGGCGAAGGCCCGCGAGGCTCTCGCGAAGAAGCGGTCTGCGGCGGCTGCTGCTGTCGCGGAGCCCGTGAAGGCGAAGGCGAAGAAGGCCGCTCCGGCGAAGGCCAAGACCGCTGCGAAGAAGGCCGCGAAAGCGACTGTCGTCTTCGAGCGGCACGTCTCGAAGAAGCAGACGCCCAGTGTGCTGCTTGGAATCGCGTCGAAGAAGTATTCCCGACTGCCGTTCCACAGTCGCGAGGAATTCCGCTCGTGGCTGACTGCGGTGGTTGACAACTCCGACCGCATCGAGGCGGAGATCGGCCGTCACTGCGGCTGATTCTCAGCGGAGCAGCGTTACCGGCAGGGGTCGCGGCCTGCCCTCCGATTGCCAGTCCACAGACGTTCTGTGGCTGGCTTTCTTTGTTTCTGGAGGACTGTTCCATGTCTCGCGTTCGCATTGCTCGTCCCGGTCAGCCGTCGTGGGATCGCCTGCACTTCGTCAAGGTGGATGCAGACGAGAAGGCCGTCGATCGTGCCCTCAAGGCCGAAGACGCCCCGCCCGCAGCCGCTGCACCGCAGCCGCGTCGTGTCGCCCCGAAGGCCAGCCGTCGCCTGCTCGGTGGCGGAGGTGCTGGTGGCGGCTCGTTCTGCTTCGCCGACCTGCTCGCCGACCTCTGATTCCGCCGATGCGGAGTCCTTTCGGTAGCCCCTGCCGCTCGTTGTGGCGGGGCTTGTTCGTGGTTCCTGTCTCGTGTCTGGAGGACTTGTCCATGAAGGGTTCCATGCGTTTCGTGCGGCTCGATGTGGCCGCTGGTCAGTTCGGTGCAAGCAAGCGGGAGTTCCTCGCGGACTTCCGCACGATGTCGGATCGCGAGCGGCAGCGGCTCGCCCGTGAGGTGCTCCGCTCCGTCCCCAAGCAGAAGGGGGCATGAACATGGCAGGCGTCTACGAAGCGGCGGAGTCGTACCGCGACAGCATCGTGGCTCTTGGGCAGATGCTTGCGGGCGATGAACCCGCAGACGAGCCGATGGACTGGCAGTCGCTCGCCCAGCGACAGGCCAGAGAACTGCGTCGGTACGCCCAGTTCCTCGATGACTGCGTCGAGGGCAGGGTTCGCGGGCCGATCGTGTTCCCCTCGTGGGAGAAGCGGTCGTAGCAGTCAGTCAGTTGATTCATCTGCACAGGGGGCCAGTCGTCACGGTGGCGGCTGGCCCCTGTGCGTTTCCACGTAGACGGGAGAGCGTCATGCACCAAGAGATCGCCAGCAAATGGGTCGAGGCATTGCGACACGGCGAGTACGGCCAGACGTACGGCTATCTGCGGGAGGAGTTTGAGGAAGGCAAGTTCGCGTACTGCGTGTTGGGCGTCTTGTGTGACATCCACACCAAAGAGACTGGCGAGCAGTGGTTTCCTACCGCGAACATCGGCACCCTGCCCAATCCTGTGATGCTGTGGGCTGGGATGCACCACACCAATCCCGACATCTGCATCACGCTGGCAGATGGCACGCAGGGCTTCACCTCCATGACAGACGCGAACGACCAATACGGCGTGGATTTCGCCACGTTTGCCAATCTGATCGAGCGACAAGCCGACGACCTCTGAGTCGGCCCCGCATTTTCTCGATGCGGAGTCCAGAGTACGGGGCTGTGCTGCCAGCCAGCCCCCAACCCTGCACTCGCAGGCACGCCCATCGCACGTCGCGGTGGGCGTTTTTGTTTCCACGTAAAGGAGTTTCACATGGCCGATGAATTGGTCCGCGACGAGCATGGATTCGACTCGGAAGGCGTGCATCTCAACGGCACGCAGCAAGACGACGAGGGCTACAACGCCAATGGATGGCACAACGAAACGTACGAGCACCGCGAGACGGGCACCGTGTTTCACCCCGAGACGCATCGAACGATCAATGGCGATCGGTTCGACGACGAGGGCTACAACTGGGAGGGGTACGACCGAAGCGGCTACGACTACGACGGCCTCGATCGGCACGGCAGTAGCCGCTGCGAGAACGGCGACTGCGACGACTGGAGTTGCGAGTGTCACTCCGAAGACGAGCCGTTCGGCGGGCAACTCAACGACTACGGCACCGACGTAGTCGAGACGCACGACTGGCACCCGCACAACCCGAAGGCGTTGTATGCGGGCAACGAGATCGAGATGTACTCGAACGACCACGAGTACGACGACGTTGTGTTCGTCCGCAATCAGATCGACCGGCTCTACAGGAACTGCGGGCCGATGACCCGGTCGCGACGGGCCACTGTCAGTACGTCGGATAGCAGCCTCGAATACAAGGCCGGCGGGTTCGAGATCAAGATCGTGCCGCTGACCCGCAAGCAGATGTACTACATCTTCGAGAAGATCGACATTCTCGGCGATCGTCGCTGCTCTGCGTGGACATGCGGCCTTGAGGTGGGCCACCACATCCACCTGTCACGGGCAGGTCTAACCGAACTGACCATCGGCAAGATGGGCGTGTTCCTCAACGACCCGTTCAATCGTCCGTTCTTGGAGCACGTTGCGGGTCGTGGCCCGACGTACTCGCACTACGAGAACAACAAGACGCTCAAGTGCCGGCGATCTGGTCACGGAAACCTGTTCAACACGGGCGGCTATGCCACTGTGGAACTTCGCATGTTCCGCAGCAACCTGCGTGGCACGGGCATCCTGAAGAACTACGACTTCGCGATGGCCTCCGCTGCCTTCTGTGCGGACGTGGACATTCGCCGGTCGAGCGTTGACTGGCAGCGCTTCATCGCGTGGATGTCCAAGCACTACGCGGCGTACCCCCACCTTCACACCTTCCTCAAGCGTCCGTCGTACGTGGCGGACCTCTACCTCCCCCTGCTTCCGAAGAACGCTCGTCGCCTCGACGCCAATGGCACGAGCGGCGAGGCGGCCTGACCTACACACCTACAGAAAGGAGACACACCACACATGTGCATCGCTATCTACAAGCCCGCTGACACGGCACCCGACTGGGTCGCCTACGAGAATGGCTACTCGAGCAACGACGATTCGTGGGGTTTCGCTGTCGTGCAGAACGGCGAACTCATTTGCGAGTGGGGCGTCGGTGGATTCGCGAACTTCCGCGAATCGTTCGAGCCGTACGCCCAGTGTCAGGCGCTCATCCACTTCCGCATTGCGACCAGTGGACTGATCGACCTGCACAACTGCCACCCCTTCACGGTGTCGGACGAACTGGCGTTCATCCACAACGGCGTCATCAACATCGACCGCAACCTCAACGACTCGCGCAGTGACACATGGCACTTCAACGAGTTGGTTCTCAAGCCCATGTACGAACGTGACCCTGACTTCTTCCTGCGTGGCGAGATCGTCTACACGATGCGGCTTGCCCACAGTGGCAGCAAGTTCGTGTTCCTCCATGCCAATGGTGACTATCGGATATGGAACGAGGGCGACGGCGTGTGGGAAGACGACGGCCACTGGTACAGCAACACCTCGTTCCGTACACGCTGGGGGCTGTCGCAGCATTGCTCCAGCCTCCGTGCCTGCAAGACGGTCGAGGTGACGTGCCCGGACGACTCCGACAGTGCGGCGCTGCGTGAGTACGACCGCTACGCGGAGTGGGCGACGGCCGAGAGACAGTCCCGCAGCGACTGGTACTACGACGAAGACTCGCGAGAGGAAGAGCGCCACGAGCAGCACTTCGCCTCGATCATGGAGGAAGACCTGCGTGGCTTCGGTTTCTCGAACGAGTGCATAGCAGAGGTGCGTGCGATGCTCGGCCACGACGGCCTCAACGCACTGCACGACGTCCTCTGATTCCTACTGCGAGCCAGTCGTCACGGTGGCGGCTGGCTCGCAGTGTTTCTTGTCGCAAGGAGGCGACCAATGACAGACGAGCAGGTTCGCTTGTTGATTGCAGTGATTTCTTTCGTGCTGGAACTGGTCCGGCACGTTCGTCCCTAGTTCTTAGTGAAAGGAGTATTCACATGGCTCGCAACATCACCACCACCCGCAGGCTGCGGAGACTGGGCGACTGGACAACCAAGTTCGTGCGCGACTGGCACGAGGCGGCGGAGGCGGGGCTCAACATGACCGAGTTCGCCGAACCCGTCGGGCTCAACTACACCACCGTCGCCATGCGGAAGCACACGCTGAAGGTGCGTGGCGTGGCGCTGCCGCCATTGCGGAGGCAGAAGCACACCACGCGGCGCATCGCAGCCAAGCGTGCGGCCAAGCCGGCGGCCGTTGTTCACAAGGCGCCAGCCATGTTCATCCCATTCACCATCACGGTGGGAGGGTGACATGCGTGCGTTCTGGTTTCACTACAACAAGCCCGAGTCCAAGCGACGCGGGCACCCTGTGATGACGCTGCATTGCAGCAGTCAGTGCTCGCTGGTGCGTCGCATCATCTGCCACGTCCCCGTTCGCACTCGCGAGCGCAGGTCGCAGCCGCACGTCGTCATGGCTGGGCGTGGCTGGGTCAGTGTGGTTGGTAACACCGCTTACATCACGGGTCCATTGACCTAGTGGTGTAACGATGTACAGTACGTGTTCTATCTTCGTTCCCTCTTGACGAAAGGAGTTCTTATGAACGCCACTCTCACCATCGGTGCAGGACTCGGCGGCATCTGCATCCTGTCCACCAAGTCCGCCTTGCGTGTGGATGTCTTCGAGGCTGCGATGCAGGCCGGCATCGAGCGGTTCGTGCCGGTGCGTCCGCCGATGACCACGATCCTGCGTGACAGCATGAAGATCGTGGGCGAAAGCCTGTTCGGCAGGCGTCGCAAGCAGCCCATCTCAGTGCGGCGGCTCGACGCACCGTCGGAGTTCGAGTGCGTGCGGGTTGTCACGCAGCCCGGAACGCAGAGGAATCGGTACGACTTCCTGTTCAGCGCCACGATCCACGAGTGGCAACCGCGCATCCTCTCGATGATGGATGGCGGGCCGACGATGGCGGGGCTGTCCGACGAACTCGGTCAGGCGGTGGCCTACCGCAGGCTGTACCTGCCCGGCCCGATCGTGTCACAGGTCGTGACGCGCGGGCTCAAGTCGTGGGGTGCTCTGTCCATGTCGGAGCATGGCGGCGTGTGGTTCCTCGACGGGCTGTTCCTGCCGCAGTACAGGGCGTTCGCTAACCACCTGCGCGGCAACGGGACTGGCCCGAAGTTCACTGTCCACCAAGTCGAGATCGCCAGTGATCCCGACACGGTGGCGCACGTCCTCGACCTGCTCGGCGCGGAGGTTTCCGAAGGCGTGCAGTCCATCATGGATGACGTGATGAACGCACAGGGCGGGATGTCCGACCGCTCTGTGAACATCCGCATCGAGCGTGCCAACACCTTCCTCTCGAAGGTGCAGCAGTACGAGTCCCTGCTCGGACGACCGCTGCCCGAACTGGTGGCGGCGATCGAGCAGGCCAAGCAGGCGGTTGCCGTCAATCGCCTGTTGTCTGCGGCTGTCTGACACATCGTCGTGTCCCGACAGTCCCGAATGTTTCTTCAACCCTTCACAGAAAGGATCAATCACATGCCCCGTTCCCTTACCAATGAGCCGTTCTTCGTCGCCCTTCAGGTCGTGCCGTCGCTGGCGCACGGCGGCACCGGCGTCGGCAAGTCCTCCGTCATGGAGGCACTGGCCGGTGCGCTCGGTCGCACGTTCGTGCCGCTGCTCGGCAGCACGCACCTCCCGGAGGACTTCTCCGGATACCCGACGCCCGACCGCAAGGCCAACGTCGTCCGCATGATGCCCACCTCGTGGGTGCAGCAGACGATGGACGGCAATGCGTTCGTGTTCGTGGACGAGGTGACCAACGTCCCGCCCGCCACGCAGGCCGGCCTGCTCTCGATCATCACGGAGCGGCGTGTCGGTGACGTGCGCATGCCGGCGTCCACGCTGATCGCTGGTGCCTGCAATCCGGCGGAGTTGTGCCCCAACGCTGTGCCTCTCGCCCCTGCCATGCGGTCACGCTTCTTCCACCACCAGTGGGAGATCGAGCGTGAGTCGTGGTTTGCCGGCTTGCGACACGGCTGCGAGTGGTCGGCTCCGGAGTTCCCGCTCGTGCCTGCGAACTGGACGGACGGACTCCCGCAGTTCGGCTCGCTGGTCGAGGCGTTCCTGCGCTCGGCCCCTGACTGCATGGAGAAGTTGCCGTCCGACGACGAGACGCTGTCCTTCCCGAACCCGCGCACTTGGACGTACCTCGTGCGGTGCTTTGCCGCTGCGGAGTCTTGCGGGTACGAGCGCAAGCATCCGATCTACAAGGCGCTGGGCATGGGCTGCGTCGGCGACGCCGCTGGCGGTGAGTTCCTCCGCTACTGGCACCAACTCGACCTCGTCAATCCTGAGGCCGTGCTGGAGGGCGACGAGTCGTACGAGTACGAGTCGCGGCCCGACGCCAACATCTGCCTGCTCACTGGCTTGGTGCGTGCGCTGCGTGCCAACACCAGCAAGGAGCGGTGGCTGCGTGCGGCGAAGGTGTTCATCGAGATCGGCGAGCACGAGATCGAGTCGTTCCTGCTTGCGTTCCGTCCGTTCTGGCATCCGGTGAATGCCGGTGGCGTACGCCCCGACAACTTCACCCCGCCGAAGGACGTGATGTCCAAGATGATGGCGATGATTCAGTCGTGAATCAGCCGACCCATTCCACCCAACAGAAAGGAGATTGCACTTGACCACACCACGCCAGTTGCTTGGCAAGGCACGGATGCACACGTTCGAGTACGTGCCGTACCTCGCCTCGCATATCTATTCGCTGCGTGCGGAAGAGACTCGTGGTCTGGGCACAGCCTGTGTCGATGCCAACGGCAGGCTGTACTACGACCCCGAGTGGATCGCGACGATTGATGTACCCCAGTGCGCCTACCTCATCGCCCATGAGGCGCTGCATCTGGTGTTCGAGCATCACAAGCGTGGCATCGAGATCGTTGGGGAAAACTGCGCTGACCAGCGTCGGTACATCCTCAACCTCGCTGCCGACTTGGTGATCGAGCAGACGCTGGCGCTCGCTGGCATGCGGCCCCTGCGTCCGGAGGGTGGCGTGCATCTGGGCGCCACTGTTCCGCAACTGGGCGGCTTGGTGCTGGACTTCCCGCAGAACCTGTCGATGGGCGAATACTACCGCCTCATCACGGAGAAGTTACGGGAGCAGCAGCAGTCGCAGGACAAGAACGATTCCAACAACCAAGAGAAAGGAGCCGACGATGACGATGACGCTGACGACGAGGCCGACGACGGAGACGCAGCAGACGATGGTGGCAGCGATGCGGAGGATGGCACGGAGGGTGCGACTGACGGATGCGAGGAAGCGCCTGCGTCTGGGAAGGGCACGCCCACGCCACAGCCGGGCACTCCCGGCGGCGGTGGTTCGTGCGCGGACGGCCAGCCTCGCCCTTACGAGGTAGAGGACGACGGTTCGTGGGATGCCTACGCCAGCGACATCGCAGCGGCGCGTGCCGAACAGGAGATCGCCGCCTACGAAAGCAGCGGGCAGGGCAAGGTGCCCGGCGCCATCAAGCAGGCACTGTCCCAGAAACTGCGACCGCAGCCCGACCCCTTCGATCAGTTGCGGTCGGCTGTCTGTTCGAGCGTGGCTTCGCCAGTCGGAGGGCGTGACTTCTCGCACCGCAGGCTGTCACGCAAGCAGCCTGACGGCGACGACGCGCCGCTGCTGCATGGTCGCATCTGCGTCCAGCCCAGAGCCGTCGTCATCGTCGACACGTCCGGCTCGATGATGGACACGGACACGCAGGCGAAGGCGCTGTCCGTCATCGGGCAGGGGCTGCGGAAGTTGGGCAGGGTGAAGGTGATCTGCGCCGACACCCATGTCCGCAGCCACCAGTCGGTCGTCACCACTCGCGCGTTCGAGTGGGCCGGCGGTGGCGGCACCAACATGGCGCGGGCGATCGAGGACGTAGAGCGGAGCGACAAGCCCGACTCCATCATCCTCATCACCGATGCCATCACACGCTGGCCGTCCGGCAAGCCACGAGCGCGCGTCGTCGTGGCTTACACGGGCGAGCGCGACAGTCGTTACCACCACGCGATCCCATCGTGGGCTCGCACCGTTGTCCTCAATCAGAAAGGAGTTTGACCATGCCCGCACGACCCAGTGCAGTCAAGACGCTCATGTCCTTTGCGCAACTCAACGCGCTCATGGAGCGCCGCCTGTCCAAGAGCGATCGGTATTGGGACAAGACGTACTCAATTCCATTGCGCGGCAAGAACTACATCCTCGTGTATTCCCGTCCCGCTTCCCACTTCACTGTCCGGTGGACTTCCACGCGCTCCTGCGGGGTGGGTTGGCCGTCGGCAGAGATAGCGGCTGGGCCGGACGGCTCCACGATCTATGTCTTGCCACGCATAACGCTCGGCAGTTCCTTACGTGGCACTTCCAACTTCCTGTACAGGTGGCAGCGCGACCGGTTTCGGTGGACGCCATACCAGTACGGCGACAAGACCAACTCGTTTATGCAGGCTGCGTATGTGGTGGACAGGAGCGGTGCGGCCACGCAGATAGAGTTGGAGCGCGCCAAAGCGCTGTGCGTTCCGGCCGAACCTCCGTTCGCACGCATGTCTCACGCCGAATGGCTGCGGCATATCCCCAAGCAATGGGCCAAGCGCCAGCGAATGTTGGCGGCTGGAGAACTTCTGTACTCCGGCGTTACGAAGGCGCTATCAGAGTTCGGCATGCCGTTCGTCGTGCAGCGGTCGCTGACCTCGCTGTACGAGCCGCAGGTTCTAGTTATTGCGCCGCCCACTACTTCCAGTAGGGCGCGCACGATTAGCCTGCAACTGGCATTAGACGACCACGAACTGCGCAAGCAGTGCGGCGTGTCTGTCGACTACGCGCAGCGCCATGTCATCGTGAAGGGCAGGGAGTTGTGCGGATCGGCGGAGCCATACGGCATCCGTCAGTCGGCGTGGCCCTCGCCCACGCATGCCGTGCGAGGCGTAGTCGATTGGTTCCTGACGGTCGGCGTCCACATTCCCGGACCATCCCTCTGCTGAAAGGAGCACACACCATGAACATGGAAACCCGCTTCAACAACATGCTCGGCATCGGCGTGCCCAAGACGCTGCTGACCATCCGCTTCTGCTTCCTAGCCTTTGCCTTCTGGTTCACCTGTGATCCGAACTGCGAGACGTACGTGTCGCCGTTCGCGTGGATCGTCTTGTACTCCGTCTGGTATCTCGTCCTCTGATGAAAGGAGCAGCACCCATGCCCACTGTCTACGCATACGGCCGCGCCTCGACAGGCCGGCAGACGCTGACCGAAGACCACCAGCGATCGGTCTGCGAGGAGTTCATCAACCGCTCGCTGGTGCCCGACGGCTACACCTACGGCGGCTGGCTCTACGACGGGGCCACGTCCGGCTCCAGCCAGATGTTCGAGCGAGAGAAAGGACGGGAACTCTGGGCCCTCGTCCAGCCCGGAGACAAGATCGTCTGGGCCAAACTCGACCGCGCCTTCCGCTCCGTCATCGACGCTGCCCAGACCATGCAGTTGCTCACCGCGAAGGGCGTGTCGTTCAACTCCCTCGACTTGGGGCTGGACACCAGCACGCCCATCGGACGCTGCGTCTTCACCATCCTGACGGCGTTCGCAGAACTCGAACTGGAGTTCATCCGGCAGCGCACGAGGGATGGCCTGCGCGCCAAGCGTCGGGCCGGCAAGCCGCACGGCAAGCACGCCCCGATCGGCTGGCGCAAGGTCGGCAAGGGCAGGGATTCCTACTACATGCCGGACCCAGTCGAGCGCGAGCAGGTCATCCACATGGCGGAGATGCGGCGTGATGGGGCCAGCCTCGAACGCATCACGCTGACCATGCAGCGGCGTGGCCTTCGCACCAACGGCCGGCAGTGGAACATCAACTCCGTGACGAGGGCGCTCAAGGCAGCAGAGGCTCGCTTTGCAAAAGACTTTGCAGCGCCTCCAGAGCGACGGCTAGTCGCCTCCCAATAGTGCGGGGATCGCACTGCGCCTGCTCGCCAATCTCGCGCAGGCTCATGCCCCTGTAGAACCGCAGGTAAATGAGCCGGCGAGACTTGGCTGGCAGGCGGGCGATGGCTGTCTGGAGTTTGGTTGCCAGCCCGTAGCGCGCCGTCGCCAGCGCCTCTGCCAGTTCCATTGGCACCCTATTCGGTGCGTCGTACCGGTAGCGACGCTCCTTGTCTACCTCTTTGAGCAGGGCGTTGCGGATTGCCATCGAGAAGTACGTGGTGACCTGCGACTTCTCGGCGTTGTACGTGACGGCGGCCTTGCACACCGCCATGTACGCCACGCTCTCTGCGTCGATGCGAGAGAGCCGCTTCCGCAACGTGGGATACCGGCACCGGAAGGCGTAGATTGCCTTCGGCACTATCTCCAATGCTCGTTCTGCGAGCGCGCGCTGCTCATCCGTGAGTCGCATCCACTCAACTGTGACGGCACGGGATGCTTGTCGCTAGTCCGTCAGCCGTCTTCCTTGCGGGCGCGGAAGTACGCAAGCGCACCTTCTGAATCGCTCTGGTTTATCCATTCCATGAGCCCGTCCTCGCGATACGTGACCGGCACTTCGCCGTCGATGGGCTGCGGCAGAAACGTGCCGCGCTTCACGTACTGTCGATCCTTGTGATCCCCATGCCACAAGTGACGTGCCGCGATTCCTTCGACTTCGGATATGCGCAAGTCAAGCGAGCGCAGGTTCCGCCTGTACGCATCGTACGAAGGCGCAGAGTACAGCAATCCGGCCTGCGCCTCGCTGACTTCTGGCACGTCGCGCGTTGGAGTCAGGGCGTACCCGAACATCGTGTCGCCCCCACCCATGGCGTGTCGGTCGTAGAACCCACGCATGGCGACCAGCGCACGGCGAGTTACGGCCCATGCGAATCCCGGATGAAACCGTGCTGGGTTGGGAGAGACTCCCGTTCGCAGCGCAAACGCAGCGGGCGGACGAACCAAGCCGATAGTGCCATCCCTTCTTTCCCACTGTGCCGTGCCGAATGGCTGCACCAACTCGGCGTGATCGAGCGCCACAGCAATGCGCTCCTGCACCGCATCTCCCTCTAGCAGGATGTCGGAGTCTATGAACAGCAGTTTGTCCGACGCCCATGTCAGTTCGCTGGCTAGGTTCCAGAGGTTTTCCTTGCGGAACATGAGGTGCGACGACTCGTAGCATGCCAGCGCGTGCCCGCCCACCGGCTCGGGCGGCACGCCCGGAAGAATCGACTGCGCACACACGACGTCGAATCCCTGTCGCTCCAGACCGCGCAAGGTGGTTTGCAGGTGCTGCTTGGGAAGAACGTATCCGCACGGCGAGAAGAAGCACACGACAGCAGTGACATTGCCAGACGGCATTGGCGAGTCACCCTGCAACTACGCCCTCTGCCACGCCCACCTTCGCCACATACGCCATGAGCGCCCCCACCGCCGCCGCGAGGTCCGCGTCGGCCTCCGCTCCCGCGAGCAGGTCTTTGACGTGCAGCCGCACCGGCTCGGCTGGTGCCTCTTCGACGCCGTCTGCGGTGCTGCGAAATCGGCAGAGCGTCACGCGGGCTTCGGCGTCGCCGCCGACTGACTGTGCGGAGATGACGATCTCGCGCACCCACAGTTTGTCGTACGTGGCACTGATCGACAGCGGCTCGGATGCAAAGAGCGTGGGGATGTCAGCCATGGTTCAGTCGCTCCTCTAGTGCGGCGATGCGTGCGTTGGACTCTTGCAGTGCCTTGACGAGCAAAGGGATCAGCGTCTGGTACGCAACAGACAGATACTCCGTGCCCTGCTGTACAACGCCGTCTAGGTACGGCTGACCAGCCAATGCCTGTTGG